TCCGGTATTGGTTGCCGCTGACCGATCTCCGGTATTGGTTGCCGCTGACCGATCTCCGGTATTGGTTGCCGCTGACTGATATCCGGTATTGGTTGCCTTATCGTCTTCCCAATTAACTTGCTCTTTGATGTATTCAACGCCAGCTTTGATAATTCCAGCAATTCCAATTTCTGCTTTCACGGAAATTTTCTTCCCAACTCTCTTGCTATCATCAGATGATTTCTGATTATTCGCTTCAAGCTCAACTTCACAATATCTGGAATCTGAAGGAGGATAATAATTAAATACATCCATCGGGAATTCCCAAGCATGGAATCCACAATTACAAATGTCTGCTTTTTCTTCTGTGTATTCTTTTCCAATTTCATACTGGAAATCTCTACACTTTAAATCTTTGTCAAAGCCTTTAAAACATTTCATTTTTCCTTTTCCTCCTTCGATTCTTCTACATCAAGCCCAAGCATTCTAAATGCCATGTCCTTTGTGAAATCATAATCTTTCACGCTATTCGCCCAAGCTTCAAATGCCTTTAATCTTCCAACCAGAAGTGCATATTCTTCATTGGCGTTCTCTGGAATATAATCTGTGCTCTTAGTTTCTCCCATGATTAGTCCTCCTTATCTTTTGCTCCAAATTTTTTAAGTATTTCTTTCAGATGCGAAATAAACGGAATAATTGCATCTATCTGTTTGGAAGTTTCCTTGATTTCTTTATCAAGTTCTTCCTCGTTCATAAGGCCATACTCAAATGAATGTCTAAGCTGCTCTTTTATTTCTTTCTCTTCTCCACCATTTTTTGCGAGCATCTCTTTAATTTCATGGGTGATAACTGCATACTCTGAAAGAATATCAATCCCTTTACCAGAAATATTAACTAATCCGTTTTCAAATTTAATCATTGTTTTTCCTCCCTATTTTCTTTTATTCTCTCCATCTGAATGGTATAATGTGTTCAGAAAGGAGGTATGTTAAAATGTTTCTCAAATTAAAAGTTTCCTGTACTTGTCATTGTGATTACTATATAAGCGAAAGAATAAGTACAGAAAAGGTTGTGTGCCCGAATTGTGGAAAGGAACATCCTTATTCTCATAAAATAATTTCAATGCTTCATGCCGCAAATGAGATTGATGATGGCAATGTTCCCGGAGCAGAAACCATAAAAACTTCCGTTATTTCTGAATGGGAAGATATGACTGAGCGTCAATAACAATCTTCATGTACTCTAAAAAGCCTTTCGCTTCAGTAGCGGACAGACCGCATTCGGCAATTTCATTTTTTACTTTCTCTACAAGGTCGCTTGCCTTCTGTCCGTTTTTGCGGCGATATAACTGATACATTTTAGAATCATAATCGTATAACCTTTCAGCAACGTAATCATCTGCTAACATTCTTTGTTCACCTCCCCTATTCAATAATTGTAAGATCTTCATCCACCGCAAATGGTTCAGTAACAAATATTCCATCTTCTTTAAAGAGAAGATCAATTTCAACATGTTGCTTATTTGCACACTTCACAACAACTACATTCTCATTTTCTTCTTTGGTATGTGTGAACAAAATATCTGCAATTTCAAAACCTACAAGAGAATGAAAAATTTCTGGATTATCTCCATAAAATTCATAGCTTTTAATATCTTTCATTGTTTTACCCTCATTTTCTTTCTGAATTAATATCACAATTGCAATCGCGAATCTGCATTTTCGTATTTGTACACGGTTGCCATCCCTTGATGTACTTCACAGCTTCCTCATATCTTAATTTTGGAATGTTGTTTCTTGCATTTACACCGAAATAAGATTTCACATCTCGGTTACATTCAGCGAATACTTTCTTTCCAATTTCTGAGTAGGCATTAGATTTCTTTCCGCCCAACGCTTCAATAACCACTAGCGAAACCAGATCCCCAAGATATTTTTGCTGACCGTAGTCAATTGTCATTGTATTTTCAAGTTTTTCGATTCTTTCCTCATGATCTGCTGTGCCCTGGGCAAGAATCTGAATTTGTTCGGCAACCGTCAATGGTTTTCTGTAGGAACCTGTCTTTCGAATTTCTGGGAGAACTTTACTTGTCACCCAGTCTGTAAACCTTTCGGCAGATTCTTTTCTGCTCTGGAAAATCAATTTATACATATTGGGTTCATTTACAAAGTTAGCATTCTGCTTTCTCCCGATACCATCAATGACCTCATTTGTAATGACCCCATCTGCATTTAACCTTGTCTTTGCCTGGCTCGGATTTGAAATTTCTAATGCTTTGCATATATCAATCATGCAAAACCAAGGTTCATTATCAATAGTTATTGTCCGAATATCTCCGAACTCTGGCGAATTAAAAATCTGTAATTCGTTCATTATTCTCCTTTCTGTGATATAATCTCCTTTAGGAAGGAGGTGTTAATTTGAAAAGCTTTGATGATTTTTTAAAAACTGTTGACATGGAAAAACTAATCACCCCAACAGTTAGCACGATTGAAAATACAGATAATTTTGTAACTGCCATTACTGGATTATCTACCTCGATTGCCGTTAATCTTCTACGTCAGTATCACGAATGGATTTCTGAACAGCAGAAGTAATTCCATCAGAAACGCATTTTGAAATGCTTTTCCCATCAATATTAGTTTCAAAAATACGTTTCTTTTTAGAGGGCTCCAGGATATTATGAATAGCTTGGAGCTCTTTCAAAATAGCGCAAAGAACATTATATGTACCACTCATCTTCCAACCTCCTTATGAGCTTTCCTCTCAAACCGCTTCCAGATAAGCCAAATCTTTAACTGTCTCCAATCTCTTCTTACAGTCTTTGTATATTTCCTTATAATGTTTTCCTTGCATGATTCCGAGATCAATTTCATGTAAGATAATATTTTCCATCAAGGACAGGTTGTTGAGTTGCATTACCGTAGCTTCATCTCTCTTATTGATTCCAGCCATCTTGTTTGCTAATTTGGAATATGTCATGTAAAGCATTTCTGCATGACTGCTTCCCTGTACTTTGGCGTATTCAACAAGTTTCTGAATGGTATCAGTTTCTGCCTTTCTGGTAAGTTTCCCGGCTTTTCTGGTTTCAACCCAAACTTGAGTTGATTTCTCACGGATGAAATTCTCCATCTGATTAAAAGCTTTTATGTATTGCCATTTCCATTCATTCGCTTTCTTGCCAGTAAATCCCATTACTAAGAATGTAAATCCGTCCCGATTTATAAAATACATAGGACGTTCCTCACCTTTTGTATCTTTATACTTTCTTTCTTTGAAACAACGAACGCAATTTTGCGTTGAGTCATTTTTGATTATATTTTTAATGGCTCTAATCACATCTGCATGTCTTTTCCCAAATTTCTCAGCCACCTGTAAACTATCACAGACAGCTTCTTCATTACGAAGATAAACTAAATCGTCTATTGCTTTTCTCCTTTCTTATAAAGTTTCGGTTTTGTGAACTTGCGGAGAAAAAAAATAAACTCCAATTTCAGTTGCTGGTACATCCAGAAGAGTAGCTGCTTTGCTAATATCTTCCTGGCTTAAATATGTAGCATTTCTAAATACTTTGCTTACATAATTAGGGGTTCTATTGATCTTCTTCGCAAATTCTCCCTCTGTACCAATCTTTTCTCTAATTAGTCCACGTAATTTAGAATAATCATATGTTGGCGTAGTTTTCAACTCTTATCACTCCTCTCTGTTCCGCTTTTGTGAACTGTCTTTATTATAACACCTCTTTTGTAATTGTCAACACTCAAATTCACATTTTCGGAACTTATTTTGTTTTTTCTATTGTATTTGTGAACTTTTCGTAGTATAATGTGAACTAGAAAGGAGGAAAGAAATAATGGATACTAAAGAGACACGCTACCAGGAACTCTTAGATTATTTTCATGTAGATCAAATGGATATGGTTAAGAAAACAGGACTTCCGAAATCTTCCATATCAATGTATGTGAACGGTAAGAGAAAGCCACGCCAAAATAAATTGACATTAATAGCCAATGCATACGGTGTTCAAGAAGCTTGGCTTATGGGCTATGATGTTCCAATGTTTAATGACGATAATCCGGCAGTTCAAAAAAAATTAGACACAGGAATTGTTTTGGGAGAACTCTTTAAAATTGATTTTGACGGTGTAGCGGAATTAATTCAGATATTTAGAGATATGACAGATAGTCAAAGAAAAGAATATTTGAAAATTGGTAAAGGAATGCTCAAGGGGAAGGAATAATCCTTCCCCCCTCCTTTTTTTATTTCAGACCTAGACCAATTAATATGCCATAAATAAAAGCTAGTATTTCTTGGTTATCAATCTTTTGTATCATCTCAATAATTTCTTTCTTATAATCCATTAAGGAACCTCCCACTAATACAAAGCCTTAAACATCTGCTCTCTGCCCCAATATGTATAAATCCTCCCTCTTCTGGCAGTTATTGTGGCAATATAGCCTTCCGCTATAAAGCGCTTCAATAGTGGTACGGAGAGTTGAGTTAGAAACGTTCCTAACATTCGTTTTACGCTCTCTAATCCAAAAGCATCCAGTATGAGACAGACATTTAAGCCCTTTTTCAAGAACGTGTCAATCAATACTGGATGGCGGTTAATATTATTATACCACATTTCCAGAAAAAAATCCAGTTTCATTTTAGCAAGAACATCTGTTCTCATTTATTAAATTATATCATGTTTTTATAACCATATACTGGGATAGAATTGTTTCCGCTTAAATCTTTCCTGGCAAACTGATTTATTCTGATTTTTCTATGAATTATAAGTTTTTTTGTGTAAATATTGTGATTTTTGCTTTTCCAAATCGTAATAATAATAGATAGAAATAAAGGGGCTGGATGCTTGTCTGCGAGGGATTTATAGCGTTCATGAACAACCTGTTTTACCTCTGCTTTTGCAGTTTCGATAGTTTTATTCCTCCCAAAGATAATACTACGATCCGGGCGGAAGTAAACGTATTGAATCAAGAACGCCTGCACGAATATCAGTATAAACACAATTATGATTTTTTTATGTTTCTCCATGAATCCATCCCCTTTACACTATCATCTTAATGTATTACAATAACATTGTATCAAAAAATATACAATCACACAGGAAATGGCGAAATTAGCACCTCTGGTGGCGAATTTTACGTGAAAAGAGATGATTTGAATGAGAATTGCAATATGTGATGATAGCGAAATCCAGATTGATATATTTATGCATCGGATTAATAATTTTCTCAAACGAAATGGTGATATAAAAGCATTGATTACTCCGTATGATAAAGGGCAGCCGCTTATTGATGATGTGGCAGATGGCGAGTGGTATGATATTGTGGTTTTGGATATCGTTTTGAAAGAAGAAAATGGAATTGAAGTCGCAAAGGAATTGAGATTAAATGGCTATAATGGAAATATTATTTTCTGGACAGCCCACAAAGAGTATGTTTTTGAAGCTCTTGATATACTCCCGGTACACTATATCATAAAAGGTTCTGAAAACGGCAGAATGTATAGTGCTTTCAATCATGCTCTGGAACATATCAGCAAAAGCACTCTTATGATAAAAGGAAAAGACTTTATTCATCGGGTGGAGTTTCAAAATATCGAATATATTGAGAGCCGAAACAAATACATCATTATCCACTGCACTTGCGGTATAGTTTATACGGAACGATGTAAACTATCCGATATTGAAGAATTACTGGATTCCAGATTCTTGAGGTGTCACCAGAGCTACATAATAAACATGGACGAGGTAAAAGAAATAAACACTTCGTTCCTTATGTTTTCTGGAAATACTGTGCCTATCAGAAGAAAAGACTTTGCAAAAATAAGAAACGAATTTGAAGAATATACGACATTTAAGTAACTCCCGGGGAAAGCCCCGGGAGTATTATTATTTCAGTAATTCATTGACTTTTTTCTGCACTTCTGCGTAGTTGTAGCCGGCAGCTTCCAGGCGGTCTCGTCTATCTTGTCCATTTCCCCATTCGCCATTGATTACCTCTTTTGCAACCTTGTCTACACTTTTCTTTGCTGTTACGGAATACACCGCTTTTCCATTCCAGTCAAAAACAGAGTAACCAGCTTTGCAAGCCTTTTTCGCATTTTTCAGTGACTTGTACGCCCCGATCTGGCTCTTGGAATCCTTCCAGGTCTTACGGACACGGTAATACTTATCAACCTTTACAGTCGGCTTTGTGGTTGGTACTGTCACGGTTTTGCTGGAAATAAGCTTCTTGAATCTATCCCAGTCACCCTTTGCACGGATAACGGATGGACAATTCTTAGCACACACATCGTAATGCTGCACTACTCGGATTGCTGGGATTCCGTATTTCTTCATAAGCTGCTTGCACACATCAACGGTATTCTGGAATGCTTTTTCGTAGTTATATCCAGCATTCATGCACATTTCAATTCCGATGGAATTATGATTATTTACAGTTCCAAAAAGCTTACCGCCGTAATTTACCCCAACGTGCCAAGCCCCACGATTATACGGCAAGGCTTGGTATGCTGACTTATCGTCAACGAATACGTGGGCTGAATAGCCATGAAAATTGCCATTATGCTGTGCGGTGGCGTGTGCTTTGGCATCTGCTGTTTTGGCTGTATTATCTGTATTATGAATGACAATATACAGAGGCGTTTGTCCTGCGTAGCTGTTGTTGTTGCTGATTAATGAGGTATTGATATTCATGTGTGTTCTCCTTTCTTGTTGAGGTTAAAAAGTGCATAATAAAAAGCACCCCAAATGGGATGCTCTTTAGCATATCCGTCTATTGTTCCATCAGTGCAATTAATGCGCTAAATGGCAAAAGCTCAATAAGTCTTTGTAAGGTGATCTCTGGTGAAAATACGTTTTCTTCGGAATTAAAAGGAAAATCATACAAAGCTATTATTGGATTCTTTTATGAACCATCCGACAATCCTTTTTCTTTTGGAAGTGGGTATTTTATTGCTTTTCAAGCAACATATCTACAAGAAGCCAGCAGTTTTGTTATTATTGGGGCTAGCCTCACTGGAATAATTGAAAATAAATTTGTTAAGTTAAAATGATGAATGTCATAAAATCACATGATCTTTATCCCAATCTTTTTCATATCGAGCAACGGAGGAATTCTTTGGCTGGATTATTAACTCAAATAATTGCTACAAGGTTATTTAAAAGTACTAATAAAAATAGGATTGGAATATATATCGCATTCACTACTTGGATAGATAAGAAAAATCCATAATATACAAATGATTTTCCGTAGTGCTATCTATGCTTGAAAGTTCTTTTTGTTGATTAAACCTAAATCTGACAATTGTTCCGTTACTATTAGAACGCCCCATAAATGTTATTTGTGACGATATATTGTTAAGAGGGTCTGGAAGATCTAATTTTTGAGTTATTGATGTAGCTTTTGCTGAAATAGATCCATGAACTTGCACTATTTTTCCTACCTTTTGATAGGCAAAGCCATAATTGTCACCATTTATCGAAATAATATTTGAGATATTGCCATTTAAATAGTTAAGTGCCCCGATAACTGTCTTGTTTTCTGTTTCCAGTTTACCTATAACAGCCGTTGCCATTTTATCAACGACATAATCCCAAAACTTGCTCATTAATCCGCGCTTATTCGCTCTCCCAGTTGCGTCATACAGCATTACTTCGTCATTATCTGCTAACGTATCTTTTGTTGTGTATTCTGTCCATTTCGGCATGTTGTTACCCTCCTTTAATTATTGGTTTTGATGTTTGATCTGCTAAAAAAGAGGATGATTTCTCACCCTCTTTATACCGATTTGCTTAACAATTGTTTGATTTCTGCAAGCTCTTCTTTAATGTTTTTTAATTCCGATTTTAATTCTTCATTTTCGAATTTGAGTTCCTTGATTTTCTCGTGATTGAATTTTATCATGGCGAACATGGATGGGATCATGATTTTTTGATTCCAGTCTTCTGCCAGCCCGTTTCTGTGGTCTGTTGCTATTGGAAACCATTTTTCTACATCTTCTGCAATGAACATTGGCATATATGTGTCGTACCGTTCATCATCTTTTGCTATTAACTCATTCTTATATTTCGCCCAAACAGGATTAATATTGTAAAGGTTCTCTATATCATTCTCTGTTATCTTGTTTCCAAGAACTTTGTATCTTTTAGAAGAGGAAAGTGTACAAGCCACTGTCAATCCGTCTGATTTAAATACCAAGTGACCGCCAGATGAAACTTTGTCTAATGCCGGTAATTCAAACGATCTACTTGTAACGTGAAAATATTGTTCGATATTTAGTTCTGCACTATTATCGCCATTAAACGAATTTCCTGTTTTAAACCAAGAACCAACATTTTCTCCTATGATTCCTTCCCCAATGGTTGCACTGGAAAAGTTCGCATCTCCAGAAACAATTTTTTCTTTTGATATCTCAGTCCCAGTATGTCCAGTCGGTACAACGGCATAAATTTTACTGTTTTTTGCATCCAGTATAATTCCTCCATCTTTTGATTTTAGAATACCGTTGGTCTTATCAATTATCCAACTTCCAATTTCACCAGTATTAGACTTCAAATTTCCAGAAAATTCACCTTGGTTAAAATGAACCCCCGTATTGTCAATATATCCAACCTGTGTGCCGCTTGCATTCAGAATGGAAAGTAACCCATTTCCGTTATTTGAACCGCCAAGTTTCAATGTACCTCCATGTGCATAGGTGAATGAAAAATACAATTCTCCATTTTCCATGTACATGCCCTTTATTGCACCGTTGTTTGTAAGCATATTGAACACTTGTTCATTTGTGTAAGCATATTCAAGCTTTGGCATGTAAATATAGGTATCAAATTTTACGCTAGACCCAACTGATGATGTCAAGATTCTCAAACTGTTTAAACTATCATTTGGTAAGCTAGATAAAGTTGTTGTTACTTGCAGTCTTTTCCATTCAGTTGTAGTTTTAGCATTTAATATTGTTTTACTTCCAAGATACACATATACTTGTGTTGCAACACTAGTTTTTATCCAAAACGAAAAAGTATAATTTCCAGTAACTTTTATTGGCTTATAATTTTTCGTTCCAAATTGTGCTCCAGTTCCGTTTATTTTGATTGCATTTTTACCGCCATCTACATCCTGGACTCCATACTCATATGTATATGCATTTTGTGTAGACCAATAATCTTTAACGTTTTGTTCTGTTAGATAATACCCTTTGATTATATTGTCCGATGTAATATCTTGGACTTGTTTTATAGCTTCTTCCTGTGCTATATCAGTAACGCTTTTATCTCCTAATGTAAACTGTGAAGCTGCTATTGTTACTGCACCAGTGGTTTTGTCAATGGAAAAAGTGGTTTTTCCATTTCCATCAACAACCCTAATTCCTTTGGCTTGCACGTATTCACCATTTACATAGACATTTCCATTTTCATCCAAGTAAATCCCCTGTGCCTTGCCGCCATTGGTAAGTTTGTTGAAAATATCGGCTTGTGTCTGTCCAGAAACTGCGGTGCTGGCAGAAGAATCTGCAATTTCCTTTACTGTTTTGCCTTGTAAGGAAAAAGTTTTTGGAGCTAGGATGACGTTTCCTTTGCTGTCGATTTCTAAGGTTACGTTCTTGTCATCATTAATGACTTTTAGCCCACGACCATTAATTCTCTCACCGGCAAGCAATCCAGCCAGAATATATTTTGCATTGATATATACTTTTCCGTCCTCGATGTAGATTCCCTGTTCTGTCCCGCCTTTTGTGAGTTTATTGAACACTTCATCCTGTCCAAGACTGGTATCGTAATTATCAATTGCATTTTTGATATCGTCTTTGTCTGCGTACTTGAAGTCAATCCAATCGGATGCAGTAAAGTCACCATTAATACGATTTACAAAAGAAGTTTTGAGAGAAGCCTTTCCTTCACTATTGGTCGTTACCCACAAGTCACCTTCGTAATATGGTGGTGTTGGCTGAATCATGTAAACAGATGATTTACCGTCTATCTTGTCCAACAATTCATTTGGTATGGACTGTGGTTGCCAGATGCCAGATTTGTATATCCACTGGGTGTTATCCGTGGTATTATGCCAAAGATCGCCTTCATGCTCTACCTTCTCAGATTCCCATACCAAAACAATTTCATTCCCGGATTCATCCAGAATCTTGTTTCCGTCAATATCACACCATGGATATTCCTCTGTTTTTGTCCATTTTACAGATGGATCGTTTGGCTGATACCAAGTCTCAATTTTCCCGTCTATCTGTGTTTTTAAAGAATTAAGAGAATCTTTAAAAACACCATTAATAAATAAGTCTAAAGAGCTATCGTCCGTATACTTTGAAGCCTTTTCCCAATCATCCACTGAATAAGAGCCGCTTGCTCTGGCAACCTTACATCTCATCAAGTCACCATTAGAGCCTTGCGTCCATAAGTCTCCAATGTCATAAGGTGGCTTTGGCTGAACGACGAATACACGCCGCTTATGATCTGCCGTATCTTGCGCTTTTTCTGCGGCGGCAAGTGCTAACGTGATATCAGTATCTTGTACCAGTTGCCACTTCCATGTTGCCCCATCTTGCATAAAACGGTAAGCATATCCTTTGGATTTCCAGTAAAATAAGTCACCCTCATGTTTCTTTCGTTCTTCGTTGGTAGTCCAACCAGAAGCCGGGATATTCTGCAAGGTTGGTTCATAGTCATAAAAAAAAGTCTCAATCTGTCCGTCGATTTGAGACTGTAAATTATTGATATCAGTTGTGTATGTATTGCTTATAAAATTATTTACTTCTTTTTCTGCTTTTTCCTTTGCAATTGCATTAACATCTTTTCCCTTGATTTGTACTGAGTCTGCATTAATAACAACCCTTCCTGTTGTTACATCAACCAGGAAAGTTGTATTTCCGTCTTTGTCAATTGCTTTAATAGTTCCTGTATTAATCCAGTCAGCATTAACGCCTGTAGCAGTAAGGATTCTGGCAATTACATCACCATCAACCGTCATACCGCCATTCCAATGTTGTCCACCATCTGTAGATACAGCCCACGCTTCTGCAGTCATTTTCCATACAATGTCAGAATCGGATAACTGCGGCTTATTATGAAGATAATAGATGTTGCTTCCGTCCGGCTGTGTTTCCACAGTAGTATATGTACCGGAAGATTCAGACAATCTTTGAGACAATTCTTCAATTGCCTTTTCTCTTGCGGTACGTTCATCTCTTAAATTCTTATTATTTTCTGCCTGTATTTGTTGATTAAGGCTATATTGTTTCTGCTTATTCCTGGATGCACTCTTAGCACTGCATTCAAGTTGCTCAAATGCGCCTGGATTCAAAGTAACAGAAGTTAGGTAGCTCTTATACTGTTTTCCGTTTCTATCGGAAATCGCAATGGTGTCACCAGCTTCCCATGCAATATTTGTTAAAGCACCGGTAGAAAACGGTCTGAATTTCATTCCAACACATCTGTCTGAAATAATCTTACAGATTTCTTCTCCTGTTCCCTCTTGGATTAGCTTATTATCACTTATTTCGATAACGTAGCCAGATTTCCCCGACCGATATGTTTTCGCTTCATTTTGAGAAGAATTTTCAACGTATTCTGTAACTTTTATACCTGTTATTTCAAGATCATACAGCCACGGAGTAAATCCGTTTGTTTGAATTGCTGTAATCCCAGTCTGCATGATAGTAATGATTTGTTCACCAGTGGTATCTAATATGTCGTTACCTTCTACATCTTTCCATGGAGTTTCCACCAAATCATAAAAATTATCCGGGACTTCACGTTCGTACCATCCAAAGCATAAGCGACCATATTCGTCACATTTCGCCCACTGGCAGCCCATCTGCGCTACCCATGCAATTACCTGTCGGAAAGTAATGCTACTATCATCTGGTCGATTCTGAATCACAAAATCATCATTATCAAACCTTGTAGATTGAAGTGTTACTCCTCGCAAGCATCCTGGATGATTTGTAATCTTGTTGCCGGATAAGTCAGTTTACTTTCTGAATAATCGCGATCAAATAATCGCATTGAATCTTCGCAGGTTAGGCTGATAATTGCAGTGCTTTGATATGGAGCATCTGTTACCGTCATAGTACAGATACGGATTTTTTCAATGCCAGTAGATAATTCAAGCCCAATATAGCAAACAACTCTTGCTCCGTCCCAGATGTAATCTGTGTACTTTCCAGAAAAGTTGTTGATCTGCAGTGTCAACTTATTTACGATAGCTGCGCCGATATCAAAAGAACCGCTTTGCGATACTGCATCCTCAAATTTAAAACCATTAGACCATAAATCTTTGTCTGTAATGGATAATGTGCTTCCATCCGTGAAGGTAAAATCTGCATATTTCAGATAGTTACGGTTCCCACTATTCTGTTGTTCTTTAAATTCCGTTGATAAATTTCGCATATCTTACCTCTCGATAAAGTCAAAACTAAGTCCTTCCATGCGCTCATTTCCAATCCACCAGCACTTAAAGGGTGATTCCCTGTCCCCAACATAAAATGTTCTGGTTTCGTGCTTATTTGCGGATAACAGGTCTGGATATGTGACTTGTATGTACTCCGGATTTACTGCCTGTATAATTTTGCAAGCAGTGTCCCAGGCTGGGCCATTCCAACCTACAGACAGCTTTCGTTTCTGTCCAACTCTGTTTTTGTGCATGGTCGTATCGTCTGTTCTGCCGGATTCTGATGCCGATATATCCTGTAATCCCCATGTAAAAGAAGAAGGACAGGGCATTGCTACCCCATCCACTTTAAGAAATACTTCTGCCATATGCTAACCCTCAGAAAGGGGGATATATCCCCCTTAATTTATTTAAAGTTTCATACTATAAAGAGAAAAATTCAAAAATTTGTCCTCATTTTTGGCAACAAAAAAGCGCCTACCCCGAAAAGTAAACGCTTTAAAAATTGCTTATTATGATTTTATATCATAGCATAGGTGGTTGGTATCATTCAGTATATTATGGTATCATTTCAATAATCTTTTCACATATGCATAAACAACTTTCAGCCAGTGGCTATTATCGCAATTCTGTACGAGATTAATAATCTCTGTCTTATAGTAATTCATTCCACAATTCCTCCTAACATTCTAATCAATTTCTGTTTGCGGTTATACTTCAAAATCTCGGAAATCTGCCCCATCATATCATCCATTGTCATGTTGCTCTTCATGCTGTTGCAGCGCTTACACGCCAGTTGCAGATTCTTAATATCATTGGTGCCGCCCCGAGACAACGGAGTAATGTGGTCGATTGTCATTTTCTTGAATTTAACAGGCTTACCGCATATCGCACATTTTCCGTTGCACTTGGCGTACACACTCTTTTTCTGAAAGTCATTGAACTGGATTCTGTTTGCCATACGATCACACTTTCCCGATTAACTGTTTGGTAAAGAGATACATTCCCTTTAATTTTGACAGGTCTTTCAAATTGATAAGATTTTCAATGATTCTCTGGCGGTACATATACTCATCCAGAAGCACTAAGCACTCGTTGTTATCTGCGTTCAGTTCGTCGATTGTTTTCTGTAATTCAGCTTTTGTCATTTTATTTTCCTCCTGTGTATCCCTGTAAAAATCTGATTATGCGATTTCTACTCTGTATGCAATCATCATTTCTTTAATCACGCTAACGTAAATCTCTTTCAGCCGCTTATTCTGCATAATCACGGACAGTTTGTTGATCTGGTTAGTCTGTTCCTTGGTGCATCCTCTTTCCTCGGCTCTGGAAATCGCATTTCTAAGTTGCTGATCCAATCGGCAACCAGCTCTGTCCGATAATCTGCGGTAGCTTTCGTTTCTGGCGGCGGCGTATTTATTTCCGAATGAGTAAGAGAAATCGTCACTCTCGGCAATCTTTGAAATACATCTGTTTACCCACTTCTCTGTGCCAACATCAGAATCCGTTCCTTTAAAGGTATCAATGATGGTTTTCATGTTCTTCTCTTGTTGGTCGGCACGTTCCGCAAGTTTCTTCTGTTCCAGTTCAGTCTTGGCTACCTGTTGAAAAATCTGATTAAACATTTGCAGTTCCGGGGACAATTGATTAATGTTGATTGCTGTCTGCTTGTATTTCTCTTCCACTTGGATGAAATACTTGCGAACCTGTTTTCCTTTGTCGTTGCGTTCAAGCATTGCCATTTCTTTGGCAGTGTCAAGTTTGATGAGGTATTCAATCGTGTGTTTACTGCCTGTTACCTGCTCCTCAATTTTGGGGAGCAGGTCAAAATCTTCTTTTTCCTCGGCATCACACTCTGATAATCTTCTCTTTACCCATGTGGAAAAATCGGTCTTGACTGCTAAACTTTTATGCAAGTCTTTTCCGTACACAACTTTAATTCCTTTTTCGGTTTCATACACAGGAACTAATTCATTTTCAATAATCTTCAAATCTGCCATAAAAAATCTCCTTTCGGTGTTTACAATTACACCGAAGGGAGATATAATAACAATATCAACCACTTCGGTGTGTTGAGTGCTTAAAGGGTTCCGACTTTTCCAGGGTGCGGGAATCCTTTTTTATTTGTTTGCTTTTAACATATTCTTGATTTCGATAATTTCCTGTAAGATTTTATCCTCTTTGTCTGCACGAATATCTCCATCAATTAATCTGCGAATATAATCGTTTTTACTCACCCCCATTTCTTTTGCTTTCTCACCGACAAAATCAAGCTGTTCTTCTGTCAGTCTTAACGTAAATGTTTTAATACTCATTAGTAGCATTTCTCCTTTCTTGAAGTCATATTGACTTCTTATTTATAATATACCATGAAGTCATTTAGAAGTCAATAACATTTTCTATTTTTTTAGAAAACATATCAATCAAGGTTCTCGTCATTATGGCGAACACCTTTTCGCTAAAATTTTAGCAGAATTGGCTTCCACAAAATAATGGAGCCGAAATTTCGGAGGCTTATTCACTGTCGAATTTTCGACAGTGTGCGTCTCGTCTTTTAGGAAGAGTCGCAGTTAGACGAAGTAAAATTGACTTTGGTGATTGAAGCATCCACTTTTCCGCATGAATGCGGAGTCACTAGCCATTGTGTCGAACCTAGGACAAATTGTCCGAAGTGCTAACCGTCATCAAATTGATGATAGTTCAAAATATCAATCATAGAAATAGGGTGCATCAAATTAGAAGCACCCATTTTAAAATAAAAGGTGTCGAAATTTCTACGCCTTTTCGCCATGTATGGCTAAAACCCATATAAGCTGCTCAAATTTGTGCACCTTGTATGAATAAACAGTTTGCCATAGTAACGAAAGGTCAATTTGTCCGTTCGCTTCTCATTGCGAAAAACAGCTCCATAAATTTGTGGAACAGCTATTAACCGTCTTGAAATTCACGACAGTTTTTTACTGACGATTCGTCATTTTGATGAATCGTTATTTTTTTTCAAATTTCCTATTCCACTATCCGTTTTGGAGTGGTAAAATACAAATATCATACTGATTTAGGGAGGAAAACGCATATGAAAAAATCCAAAAAGTTACTGGCAATTTTTACCATTATGTTACTGATTGTCTGTATGGCAGTTCCAGTATCGGCGGCCGGTAAAATTAACAAGAAAAAAGTCACTTTGAAAGTCGGTCAAACATTGCAATTAAAAGTGACTGGAACAAAAGGAAAAGTAAAATGGACAAGTAGCAAAAAATCTGTTGCTACGGTATCTTCTAAAGGACGTGTAAAAGCGAAAAAGAAAGGTTCCGCTACAATTACCGCAAAGATTGGTAAAAAGAAATATACCTGTAAAGTTACTGTGAAAAAGGCTTCTAATGGCAATGGCGGTTTTGGTGGAAATCCAAATGCTAACAGCAGTGGTAAAAAGAATGTTGTTAGTTATCATGCAGAATCTACGCCGTATGGAGCTGTGGCAATTCTGGAAAACCATTATGACCATGCAGTTGATCTGACCGTTGAATTTATCTATTATCTGAATGGAACAATGGTCGGAGTTGATAAGGATTATAATTTCGCGTTTGCAGCACATTCAAAATGTGCACTTCAAGGCTGGAATTCTGATAAAACGTGGGATTCTTTTAAAATCAATTTGAATATTAAGAAAGCATCTTCAAGTGTTATAACAAATAACTCGGGAATTCATTATTCAGCCAATTTTGGAAATAGAAATGTAGTGGTAAAAGTAGATAACAATGGACGGAAAAATGCGTTTACCACTATTGCAATTGTATTTTATAAAAATGGTAGGATAGTGGGGTATGATGATCGTAATGCTGATGTAAAAAATCCAGGATCGACAGCTTATCTCGAATTTGATTTTCCATTTGATAGGAATTTCGAGGATATCATACCAGATAAATTTGAAGTATATGTAAATGATTCGTATACATATAGCTGGATGAATTAAGATAAAAGGCTAGGGAGAAATCCCTAGCCGATTTTTTCTACTTATCGTATGTTCTATGTTCAAACATTACTTTTGTTCCAAATATATCTATATCATTTGCGCCTGTATATAACTCTTCGTATGTTCCATTCTGGTTATCTTCTGTTTCGTAAGTAAACTGAGTTATAAATTTATATGATACGTTATTCAATTCGTATTCTCCGCTGACTTCTGCTAAGCCATTGCAAGCTTTGAATGTGCATTTACTCTCATTTTCAGTTCCGATATTCAATGAAATGGATTTATCCAACTCGCTTTGTAATATTTCTTGCGTTATCCTCATAAGGAAAGTACGTTCTTCATCAGAAAGTTCGTTTTCGGTTTTTATTATCCAAGGAAATCTCATTGATAAAGGATGATCGCTTGAGCTATTTATTTTCGTTCCACTTTTTGTATCATAGACATTAGTTGACAATAAAAAACCAACATTTGAACTAATACCTATGCTACAAATAGTGGTATAGTCAAACCATTCCTGTGAAGACATATTCGCAAAAATTTCATCCATTTCCATAAAACTGACATTTACTTTAAATAAATCAGTTCTGACGATAAGTGTTTTATATTCCGTCCCTTCCGAATCTTTTCCACTGTATTCTTCTGTATAAAATGCATTATCATCATTTTCATACTGTTGCAAAAATGTATTTACATCATCAATACTTGCTTTTACTGCGATAGGTGAAAAACATTCACATATTATTAATGTTGACGCAACAATAACTCTTTTCACTTTCTTCATACACTCATACCTCCCAATACTTGATACCCATATTGTACCACCTTTGAACGTATTCTGGAAGCACTATTTCGCTTTTCTATCAATTTCCGCAGTTACGGCAAACAAAAGAGCTTCGGCAAATTTCGCGCCGACCGAATCGGAGTATTTATCGTGAATCTGATTTGCTTCCATGGTGAGATTTTCCCACTTGGGAATATCGTCCTTTGAGATAAAGGCGTACTTCTTGTGGAGATTCCATATTTCCTGCCAGATTGAAAAGTAAGTCTGCTTGAAATCCATTACACGTACACCACTCCATGATATTTCTCGAGCCTATATTTCTGTTTCACATTTGGATATTTTTCACGATCTACCTCACTGTAAAACATATTTTTCGGTCTGGCGTATAATTGCTTACTGCCATACAGGGCTTTGTATATCACTAGGTCTTCTCCTGTTTCCGTATGCCTAGCAAAACCGACAATCTCATACAGGTATTCATTATCATGCGGATTCTCGATAGTTTCTCTCTTAAAGTGCTGCACAATATCCCCTGGCTTAAATAATGGTCTGTTCATTTTCATTGTTACCTTTCTCCACAATTAATTAATTTCTTTGCTCAAAAATTCAATTTTCTTGGCTTGTGCCTATATTTTATCTGGTGAGAGATTTTGAAACGGATTTGATTATTTTATCTCAGTAATTCTTTATCAATAATCTGGAAATTTGCCCTGTGGATATAAAGAGCTTTTCCGTCAATCATTAACTTTGTCATTTTAGGTAGATCGTCCGGGATTTTCCAGAACACCTCGTCACCAGAATATGCGGCTATCGGTTGTCCAAGTTGAGATTTGATTACTACAACCCTGGATTTCCCGAAATAATTTTTATAATAATTCACAATCCCGGCTATGTATGTGTTCTCTGAAATCTTCCCAGTTGAATGGCTAGTGATATTCTCCTGGGTAAAATCAACCTCTGGCTTCAATCCTTTTTGCTCAAAAATACAAGTATCACCACAGCTTTCAATTTCTTTACCGTCAATCAGAATTGTAATAACGGAAGATACGTCATAGCTGGTTGTTTCGTTACCCTCACTATCGTAGCCCTTGGATTTGGTTTTATTCCCGGCAATGTTGATCTTGTCCCCAGTGGTGGTCATAACCTTTTGACCGTAGTTGTCGTAGGTATAGATTGTGTAGCTGTTACCAGAAAGATTTCCTTTCACGTCATTCAAGTAATCGTCATTGGCTGCACAGCCTGTTAGACCTGTGATAATGCAAATACAGATAATGGTTGCCAATAGTGCTTTGATTCTTTTCATGGTTTTTGTCCTCCCTCATATGTCTCATAATCAATCGTTCCCAAATCACCGTACACATCTGGATAATAAATTCCAACCCAGAAGTTATCTTCCATTGTTTTGTAGTAAGTTACTTTTACATTCCATCTCTGTACCTCGTCAATAATTTCTTTGTTGAGAAGTCCGAATTGATCTCGGCAAGCTTCATTTTCCAGTTTGTAAGTCAATGCTTTGTATTTCTCTGCATTTGCCTGTCTGGTGGCGGTAACCGTAGTCTGGCTTATTGCTAAAAGCAATCCAGCGATCAAAAGATATACCGCACCGATAAAAGCCACTGCTACGCCCAAAACAAGCACGGTTGCGCTCACATTCGAATACTCATATTCGTAGCTTAAAGATTCTCCTATTCTATTTGCAATCAGAATAACAACGCCGACTGCAAAAATGATTATTGATAGCCAAAATATCATAGTGTGTCCTCCCTTTTCTCATTCTGCGTCAGATTTATCTGACATAATAATATCGTTAGATATTATTCAAAATATAATTCTTTCTCTTTTTCTTAATCTAAATCTATATCTAAATCTATATCTTAATCTATATCTTAATCTAAACCTTTATCTAAACCTTAATCTGAGTGCGTCTACTATGCGTCTTTTGTGCGTCTAAAAAAATTAATTTATTTTAAGGTCTAAAATCATGCTTTTTTCTTTCCTCGCTTTCATATTCTGCACATTTTTCGGCGCAAATAGTCCCTCCACAGGAAAACATAGCTTCTGGCATTTGCACTTTTTCATCATATTCTTTGCCTAATTTAAGCATTGAAAACATATTACCATAGTCTTCTCTAGTAACACAATTTGACCAATATTTATTTGACGCATAATGATTTAAAAGTCTTAATCCTTGTTCGGTAGTTAAAACTGGGTGAGGTTCATTGTATGTTTGATAGTATTCCCTGTAATATTCTCTTAGCAATTCTGTGAAACCATTAAGGTACGGAATTAAGCTAACTCTATTTTGCGGCGAATATCTTTCAGAAAAGAAATATCCATTATTTTCTAAATCAAGCCCATATTTAATATTTTTTATGCTCTTTTCGCCGTCAATATCTAGTATTCCTACAAAACATTTATCCATCATATAGTTTTGTGCAAATTTATCCTTATCAAATTTAACGCTTGGATATTTGACAAATATCTTCAAATACCGTTTATTTTTCTTTTCCTCCGCAAAATCTTCTTCTGTGATTAAATATGTTTCAACATAATATTTTAAAAGTTTCGGATTAAACTCTATTCCTCGTGATGTTAAAACTTTCTTGATATAATTGAAATAATAATTTGACTTATTATCCCCCTTTGAGTGATTAATACACACTCCTGGTATTTTTGAAAATGCCATTACAATTTCATCGTATGAAAATTCTTTACAATATGATTTTACGGATTTTTCCATTGCGTCCATAATTTTATCTGCTGAAAATCTTTTCAACCAGATTCCTATTTCTTTGCGTCCGTTATCGTTTACATCACACCCTGTCAATTGTTCAAAATATTCGGTTAGCATGTTTACTGCCATATTATCATAATCGAGTAGCTCTTTCTTCCATTCAGCAATCATTTCCAACTGTTCTTTTTTCTCTGCAAGATCTTTTAATGCTTCCTGTTGTAATGATATTGCTTTGGAATCTGAAATTCTAGTTTTGCCTTTTCCTCTATTACAATCGCGACACGAAGTAATTAAATTTGTAATCTCATTATCTCCGCCCTCTGCTACTGGCTCAATATGGTCTACTTCCAAAATTACGTCTGGTGACATTCGTCCACAATATTGACATGTGAATTTGTCTCTTTTGAATACTTCAAATCTGATTTTCTTGCTAAGTGGTTTTCTTGCCATAGATTAATACCTGCCTTTCGTATAAAAGAGTGCCTTGAACTGTATGTAAATCAACAGGCAGGCGGCAAGGCATTTCCGCTTTTCGATGATCGGTCTAGCCTGTTGGTTTTACCAAAATTAACGGTTAAAATAAAAAAGAGCCGCCAAGTAAGATAAAAATTCCTCAAAATCGAGAAATGTTAATTTCTTCTTAGCGGCTCAAAAATTCAAGACCGTGTGTACTTCTTCATTGAAGAAATTATACCACACAATCAGTCAAAAATCAATATGCCGGGGACGGATTGAAACGGCTGTCACGGTTTTCTTTCGCTTTTGTAACAATTTTTGCGAACTCGTCCCCATCAATTGAAATGCTGTTCATGATGTACTGCGGATTCTTATTTCCATTGTTTGTACTCATTGCCATTGCAACTCCCTGTGCTACTGCTTTTGCCATTTCTTCTTTTGTAAGTCCCATGCTTCCGTCCGAACTGGAAACAATGCTGTCTGCAATCTTCTTCATGGTTCGCGGATTTTCCAACGGAAGAACGGCTTCGGAACCGGCTTCACCGATACCAATTACCTGTGCACCGTTGAAAAGGCCACCTTTGGCGTACCAATTAGGCTTATAAACTGGTGTAGAACTGGTTCTTCCACCGCCAAGATCATGTTTTCTCCACTCTGAAATATAATAAGTCAGAGTTGGTAAGTGTACTTGTTTCATGCCATCAGCGAATGATTGAGCAGTTTCCCGACCAATTGATGTAAGATTAACATTAAATAGCCTTTTAATTTTATCCGAAATCCCAGACAAATTGGTTTCTGTATAAGATTTCATTTTCCCAGTTTCCGTGTCAACTTTACCAGAAGCCTTTTCCCAAATCTGGTTTGTATTGATTAGAACAGAAGACCAATAACTTTGAATGGTTGTCATAACCTTACCCATTACATCTTTGGTATCGGTGTCCATGGTTCCGAGAGCTGTCGATACAGCACTTGCAGAATTTCCCCAGTTTGTTTTAGAGTTGGTTTCAACATCATCATTTGTGTTCTTTATCTTTGACCAAATAGAAGGCATTGTGCTTTCTGTGCTTTTTTTCATCCCAGCCATTGCAGTGCTTACGGCAGTATTGGCGAGACCAAAGCCAGTTTTTGTCTTGGACGATACGGAGCTAGAAGCATTTGCAACAGCGGTAGTAATACCGCCCACTGCTGTTTTCACAGATGTAGTCATTCCATCGAAAGAATTCTTTGCACTTGTTTCCATTGTAACAACTGCATCTGGAAAATCTTTTCTGAGTTTTTCATCTAATTCATCTAACGGAACGCCAGCATTTTTTAATGACGTATAAACTGCGTCTAGTGCTTCTTCTGTATTAGCATATGTTCTTCCAGATATTGCACTATCAAGAGCATCTTTAGCAGTTAAGTAGTCTCCACTAAATTGCTCGGAACTAAGACTTAAAAGATAAAGTTCGTCTTTCAAATCAGATATACTGATTTTGGTTGTATCAAATTTTCCTGCTGATTCAGATACACCATCTCCAAGGGCTACAGCTTTGTCAGTCATATCTTCCAAAAATCCAGTTGATACGCCCGCCTGTGCGCCATATTTCTCGAGAATTTTTTTTGCATCTTCGGTTGATACGCCGAATTCTCCAAGTTTCTGAATGAAACTATCGTACATTTCAGAATTTGATTTTCCGGCACTTTCATCTGCTTCAATTAACTTCCAAAGCTCTTCTGCTTGGTCTTGTGTTATTTTATGCGCACTTTCCATCTCGCCTGTATAATCATGGAGATAACCACCTGTTTGTGATAGAATTCCATTTCCACCTTGCGCAGCTTCTGTAATACTTGCAATTCCTTTAGCAAGTTTAACAGATAATGCCGTTGCAACAAATACAATCCCAGCGGTTCCAAATATAGTACCAAGCGTTGAAGAAAACGTTTTAAGTCCGCCTGTTGAAGCTGTTTCCGCTGCATCTCCAACTCCCTTTATTGCTTCACTTGCCGCACTTGTACCATTTCCTATCACATCCGCAAGTTTATCTGCAATTAGTTCTGCATTTTTCTTTTCAGCTATTTTTCCTGCAATATGTCCCACAAGTGAACCAACAAGAGTTCCAATACCTGTGATATTTGCTATTTTTACTGCAATAAATGCTTTTGTAAGCCATTCTGCAATATGTCCGGCTATTGGGTGCTTTTCCTCTAATCCATCGAATAATCCGTTTAATGCACTGGCAAGACCAGTTAATAGCAGATCAGCTGCGGTACTAAGGATTTCACCCCATGGTAATTCACCAAGGAATGTTCCAACTCCTTGTCCGAACTCATAGAAAGTGTCTGTAGTGAGAGAATCTTTTAATGCGGTACACAGGTGAGATATAAAATCTCCAAGAGCCTGTCCGTTCTCTTTCCAATTTGTGTCTTTGATGAATTTAGCGATTCCATCTCTTATCTTGGTTGTGAGATCATCCCAATTAAATGTTTCTGTAAATGATTTTAAGCTTTCGAACGCTCCGTTTAATAAACCAGAAAGTGCATCTGCAATTGTGTTCATGTCTATCTTTTTTATTGCACCATTTAAGGCTTTTCCAATAGCAGTGCCAAGCTTACCCCATCCAGTAATTCCAGCACCATCCTTTTTAGACATATCCTTTACAAATCCAGAAAGCATTTTCCAAGATGCCATAAAACTGTTTCCTATTAAGTTTCCAAGGCCTGTCCAGTCAATTTCATTTATAGCACCTTTTAAAAGTTGAGACAGTTTTGCCCCTATTCCGGAAAAATCTATTCCTCCCTCTCCGAGTAACAGGTTTAGGGTATTTACTGCCGTGTTAATTCCAGCTCCAAGCATTCTTCCCATTAAGTCGAAATCAATTCCGCTAACCATGGAATTAAATGCTGTTGTAAATGCATTTACAAATTCGGTTATTTTCGGGCCAACATTATTCCAACTAATAACTTCATATATTTTTTCCATTCCAACATTTATCATATCTGCAATAGTGGAGCCTAGTCCCTTCCAGTCTTTATTGATAAATGCTTTTCTGATTTTAGCAGCCCATTTATTAATTGGTGTTTCGTCAACAGTCAAAACTTCATCCAGTGAATCTTGTATTCCAGCAAAACTATCTGCCAAATCTCCAAGTCCAGAACCAAGACTTTTAGATGCAGTTCCAGAATTATCGGAATTATCGGTAAGCTGATTCAATTGGTCGAATGGCAATACGGAAAGTGCCTTTTTCAGCTTCTTTGCAGATGATGTAGCGTCATCAAGCCCAGAAGATGCGTCATCACCAGCTGTTTCTATACCACCTAAGTTAGATACAATATCGCTAACTCCACTCTGCGAACCTTTTAGTTTCTTTCCCATCAATACATACATGAAGTTACGGAACACATTCGCAGCTTGCATAAGCTTTGACATAAGCGCATTGAGAGCTTGAATAGCAGGAAGAATGCCAGCAATCAAACCTTGCCCGATTACTGCGGAAAGTGACTGGAAATTCAGAGTGAGTAAACGAACCTGGTTCGCCCAGGTGCCGCTTGTCCTAGCGAAATCCCCTTGCACATCGCCTGTAGCTGACATTAAATAGTTATATCGAAGAGCAACTTTTTCAGCTTGGGACATTGCATTATAAGATGTTGTAATTCCCCTTGAAAGAGCATAAGCCTCCATATTTGCAACGGATAAATTAATACCCAATTGTCTTAAAGGCTCAATTTCCCCGGAAATTCCAGAGCGTATTTTCTGAAAAGCAGTATCTGTATCAATGTTGTAAAATGATGCAATATCCCCGGCTAATCCAGCAAGAGAAATTGACATTTTAGAAGCTGCATCTTGCGCAACACCAGATGATTTCATCATTGCCATCATGGTTCCAGAATATTGCTTTGCTGCCAATTCGGATAATCCAAATTGTTCTTTAGCCGTAGAAGCAAATTTGTAGGCTTCATCTGCCATGCTTCCAAAGGAAACATCTACAACATTTTCGATTTCTGTAATAGCAGAGCCAAAACCAATTGCACTTTTTCCTAAATTTGCCAGACCACGAATAGCCTTAAAACCGATAGCAGTTTTAAGCAAATTTCCGAGATTAAAAGAAGCGGTTTTAATTCCAGAACTACTATTCCCGAGACGTTGAAACCATCCAATAATGCCTTTTACCCCGGTTCCAATTATAGAAGAAGTTTTACTAACAATATTACCAAGGTTAGATGTTGCAGATGATAATTTAGAAAACGCACTGGATATAGAATTTGTAGCAGAATTTACCTTTCCTCCAGCATTAGCCAACTTTGCTAGTGCTTCCGTCATGCGGATTGTGTCATCACTGATTTTAGGTGCAGTTTTCATCACATCAAAGAAAGATAATACTTCCTTTGCTAGTGCTCCAAGTTGGCTTGATGTTTGTCCGATTCTATTTCCAGAACTTGCCAATTGTGCAATAGACTGAACTAACCTATTTACAGGTTCAGATATATCGCCAACGCTCGTAAAGCTCTCTACGATTGATTTAAGATTTCTTCCAAGCCCAGGTAATTCAGCGGATACATTTGCAATATATTCACCGGAATTGGCTAATCTAGCCATTGAATTGACAAAACGATTAACACTGGTAGATACATCTGGAATCTCTGTCAAATTGCTTAATTGATGGATTATTTCTCCAAGTTTTCCAGAATCAAATCCACTAGCATCAACCTGGCTAAGTCTGTTGATTGAGTTGATAACTGCATTCAGTCCAGAACCTTTATAATCTACTTCACCCATTGTCTTTATGGAATTTGAGAATTTTCCAATTCCATCAGCAATGCTTGTCATTTTCCCTATATCAAGTTCTTTTAGTTTTCCAAGTTCCCTTACACAACTACGTAGCCCATTTGTATTAACTCCGCGTAATGCGGAATTAACTTCTGTGAGTTTATTTGAAAGATTAGTCAGCGCACGTACTGCTTTTTCTGTACTACTGCTAATTTTTATATCAAGGGTATCAATGGTATTGTCAGCCATTTTTATCTCCCTCCTTTTTTACAAAAAAATAAAGGGCAGACAAGACTTATTCATCCTGCCTGCCCTTTTCATGGTTAAGTTCAAAGTTTGCCTGCATGAGTTGCAAGCTTGCCAAAAGTGCGTTTCTCTGTTTTTTCTTTTCTTCTTCGGAAAGTATGCCTTCCTGTTTACGCTTTTCTTCCTCTGCTGATTCCAGTAAAGGTTTTTTCAAATACTCTGCTTTAGATTTTTTCCCCATTAAAGCATTCGCAACAGCCGTGAATGTGGCTGATGTTTCATAAATGCCAGTTTGCCATAATTCGGCATCTTTCCTCTTTTGGCGTATCTTTTCAGCTTCGAGATAAGGTTTTAATTCAGCTGGCGTAGAATCCATAAATTCTTCTTTGGATACACCGATAGAGAGGTATAACGGAAGAATCTCTTGGTAAACAGCTTCTCGAAAAGTTAATTTTTCTTTTTGTGATCCTGTGGGAGCTTCGTTGCATTCTTCTCCACTGCCTGCGCTTCTGCTACTGCATTCAGCAGACCGGATAAAAAACCATTTTTCTCCAATTCTTTGTCAAGAAGTTGGTATAAATCAAATCCGCTTTTGGGATTTTCCTCAGTTCCTTCATCTTCGTAATCATCCAAAAGGTCACAGACTTTATTAAGAACAACTTCTTTTTCAGAATCACTTTCATACCCAAACTCTTCCTTGTGCTTCTTTTGAAGTCCGGCAAGAAGCAGTTCCGGGAGAAGAGAAATCATTTTCTGAAGGCTTCTCTCTTTTCCATCTGTAATCCCCTGTACCTTGTCCAGCACATCTGTTTTTGTAAGAAGTCCGTATCCAAATACAACCTTATATTCTTTTCCATGTACATTAAAAGTTACCATTTTATAATCCTCCCAATATGTTTTTAGCTAAGTGCCATTGCGCCTGTGGAATCTGCTACTGCTTTTGCGGTGTCTAAAGCCTGTGTAAGTTCTTCGGAAACGACTTTTGTATCAAGGCCTTTGTATTCTTGAATAATGAGAGACAGCGGAATTGTTGCTGCTTCATTCTGCCCAATGTCAGACAGTGGAATATTTTTTCCAGGGTCTGCGATAACAAAGAATGCATCTTCGAGGTCTGGAAATACAACTTCAAACCAAACTCTAAATCCTTTTGGCTTTCCTGTTGCCGCATCAGTCATAAGCTTCTTTAATGCTGTGATAACATCGGCGTTAAGATTGAAGGTTACGTCCCAAGTACCACCAGTATCCTGTCTACCAGATGCGTACTGTGTAATGAAGTCTTCAAGTGCTGATACGTCAATCTGCTCTGTATCAAGAGAAATTCCACCAATGGAACTACATCTTTTTAACCAGGTGAATGCAGTTGGCTTTGTTCCTTTAGCGGTTTCAACACCGTAATGAAAAGTTACGCCAAGTGTTGTTAAATCTGCCATTTTAATAGGCTCCTTTCTTTAATTTAAGTTTTATGCACGTAACCCTGTGCCGGGAGATAGCGGATCACCGCCTTTCTACTCTTCTTTTCCAGACTGCTTAATAAGCTGATTTACATAAGTACTTAATCCAGCAACGATAATTCCTTGTGTAATTGCAGTAAACAGCGCCATTGCAGCTTCCTGTGAACCGGAAACTGTAGATGTTGCAAAAACATAAAGACCGCAAATTAACACACCAAGAATTCCTAAAATCATTGGAATAAATTTGTCAGAAATATTCTCTGACTTTTTAATCATTGCCCCGATAAAATAAAGAACTACAACGACAATAAGTAATTCTGGCTTTACATAACTTAAAATCTGATCCATAATCTCACCTCGCTTTCGTTTTAAGCATAAAAAAAAGAACGTCTATGCGTTCATTTGATTTAAAGTAATTTTCCTGTATATATTCGGCTGTATCGGCTCACAAGCTTTTTAATTCCACTGTCACCAAAAAACATAGGTTCCGGTCCATATGTACGGCGGAATCCCATGCTCACCATAGCTTTGTGGCTTATCTTGTCCAATTCATACACTCTGGTTAATGCTTTGCTCCCAGAGGTGAAGCAATTTACTTGAAATGATGGCATTGTTGCGCATTCATCTCCTTCAAGGTCACCTCTCGTAATTGGATTTCCGAGCATATAAAGCTGTGCATATGCTTTTTTGCCGGAAGCATTTGTCTCGCTCCCATCCATGGAATAATTGTCTGCGCCGGTAATCTTAGAAACAGCCGCTCCCCACCTTGAAAAAACTTCCAATACAGGAGATTCTATTGTGTCTGGCATATCTGTCACCTCACAATAAAAAATGCGCCCACCTTCATAGTGAACGCATTGCATATCTTGCTACAATTTAACACTGTAATCATAACATAATTGGTTGGTATCATTCAGTATATTATGGTATCTTCTTTAAGAAGAGAACGCTTCTTTAGCAATTTTACGAACGGCAATAATAATGGCTTGTTCTGCGTGATACATAGGCATGTACGCTCTATTTCCATATGAATGGTGCGGCCGCCCACTTTCATCTGTGTACCACCAGCCGTTTGGATTGTCCCAGTCTGATTTTTCTTTTTTGGAAGGATATGTTCCCATTCCGTAAGAATTTCCACTAGATAAAGGATAATCATTTGTACCGTATGTTATTCCTGCTGAAAATTCAATGAACAACACTTTTTCACCAGATAGTCTAACAGAAGCCCCGACTATATTTCCGTTTTGATCGTTGATGATTTCTGTATAGTAAGAACCTTTTTCTTCATCCGGGATTGACTCCATGGTCGTTTGAATAACATCCAACCCGATTTCAGCCAATCGTTTTACAAAAATCTCATTTTTCCTCTGTAGCTCATTTTGGTAAGCTTTTAATTTGTTGATGGCATTTTGAATAGATTTCGTGGATAAGTCGCATTTTATTGTCTTACCCATCTTCATTCCCTCTCTTAGAAATTCCGTATCTGGCAATATTGCCTTTTTGTGTGTCTAAAATCTTCTTTAATGTGTAGTCTGGCAATACTGTGGGTTCTCCATCTTTGTTCAAAATAAGGCTTCCATCCTCGCTTATTTGTGGGATTCTATCTATCCAAAATATATCTGCTTCCTGTGGATGGAAATTTCGATTAAAGCTTGTAATATACCTATCATAATCCGGTACTATTCCGGCTGCGATTTCTTCTGGCGTTCCGGCTGTAGATGATACAGAAAAAGAGTATAGAACTGGTTTCTCATAAACTTTAATACGGTCTAATCCTTTTGTTTTCTCGGTAATTCGTGACCAATATACTTTTTGCTTTTGACGAACTAATCCTCTCATATTTCCTCTCTTTCTTAAATTTGGCTACTTAACTAAAGCCACCTTTAGTTAACTGTTTGCAATAATAGTTTCAGCCATAATCTTTGCAATTCTCTTATGAAGTTCGTTATTCGGGTGAAGTCCGTCAGAGCCATACAAGCCACTTGTTCCATGATTATCTCCAAGAACACCACTTAATCCGTAAATAAGATTACTGTACATATCATAGCAAGTAATTGCGTAATCCTTGCATATAGAAATCATTGCGTCCATATACTGTTTCTGTGTATATCCAAGTCTGTTTTTACCTTCTGTATTGCCGTAATATGGATTACTTCCGTTCATATTTGCTGGTCTGTTGATATAGTCATTCTGAGGACTTGTAAATACAAAAATCCTCTGATGTGGGTATTTTGCAATCAATCCCTCAATCATCAATCTGAATGCGCCACAGAATGTTGTTGATACTCTATCTGTAAGTGTTCCTAATTCTCTACCAGTAACCCAATCATTAACTCCACCGAAGATGGTAATGTAGTCTGCATCATTATTCATAGCAGAATATCTTTCATAAAATGATTGTATTCCTTGTTCCCATTCTGGATATGTGTCTACTTTAGGTGCAATACTTGAACCACTTACTCCATATACATTTACAGTTGCGAAATTAAAAAACTGCTTAAACCATGAATAATATGGTTTCGATGCATTTACTCCAAATGTCATTGAATCTCCAATACAGTTTATTTTTTCCCCTTTATGATTTGCAAGCAAATATGGCATTCCGTTAATGGTAAGCTTTTCTTTTGGAATGTGCCAATCTGTGATATAAGCATCCGTCCACATAGCACCCATATAAACAAAACCGCTTGAAAAAGAACCAACAAATTTATTATTTGATGGGTCATAAAAACAAAATGCACCAAACAAACCTGTTAGGTCATAAGTTTTGCTTGAAATATTATATCTTGTACTTCCAACGCATAAATATGATAACGCACCAAACTGTATAGTTTTATTTGATGTGTCTATGTTTGCTACTGTACCAAGTTCAATATTGCCGACAACTCTATTCTTCACATAGCTGTTGATAGTGTCAGTTATTGTTTTTTGTTCAGATGTAATAGTAGAGTGTAAAGTTTCAAATTTTTTTAGAATTGTTTCATTGATATTATATATTCTTGGTCTTATTGATTCATCATACTCTGTTTTAACATTGATATTAGCTTGCCAATACATATTACATCCAACCGCACTTTGTGGAACTGTAAATATTTGTGGTTCACCATTTCCTGTTACCGTTAAAACTTCGTTTCCTGATGCGTTAAAGAATACAATTCGTGTAAATATATCAATACCGCATACCATATAGGTTTCTCCAGCAACGCAAAACATATCTGTGGTGTTTCCCCATGAGCCAAATATAGTAAAAGTAGACTTTCTAGTTGCTGTTCCTACCGCAGTGATATTTCTACCACTTGATTGAATGAGAATAGATTCTGATATTATTGTACTTTTATATGGATAAGGAATAATATTGTTTTCTGCACCTATAACGTCTACTGAGTAATCACTTAAATCTTCCTTCAGCGAACTAATAGCTTCTCCAGTTGCTTTTGCTTCTGCAAGCCCACCTTCTATAGTCAATGTAGTGTCTGGCTGTGATACACTCTGGATGTCCTTAATAGCTTGTTCTTTTGCGGAATTTACATTTTGAACAGCTTCCGCAGATGTGTTTTTAGTAAGCTCCAAAAGCTGATTTATAACATCTTTTTCTTCCTGTCCTATCTGTGGTTGATCAATCTCGATACCCTCTAGCACTGGTACTTCCGCTATTGTGGTATTCCATTCAACACTAATATTTGAATCGGAATCCGTTTTAACAGCGCAAACAATAAAACGTACCGTTCCCATATACCTTGCTGCATTTCTTCCAATCAACCAAGAAAAAGTTACATTTTCGCCATCTACAGCTACATCATCACAAATGTATTGGTCTTTGATAGAAACATTAAAATCCACACTGCTTACGTTTTCAAAGTTAATTCTGACTGAAAATTTGGATAAATCAAGATTATCTCCTACAATTTTGGGACATGAAAATTTAATACGTTCTGCATTCTTGTCAGATTGCACTCCACCAACTACGATTGTAGAGGGCACGAAAATAACCCTTGTCTTAGCATCAATTGTGCATATATCGGATTCTTCAGAAAGCAAATTAACATCTTCTTTTGTGCTCATAAGTAAATCAAGTGCTGTTGCCATGTTCTACCCCCTCTGTGATACTTTGGTTTTACCAGTAGTTATAATGTATTTTCCGTTATCTTTTACGCCAGTGACAGATACAGAAAAATAATCCCAAGTAAGGGCTTCCGTTGGAATTTCACATTGATTGTTTTTCAGTATTACTGGGTATTCTTTTTCCATTCTCCAAAATGAAGCAGCTGTTTTACATCCGTTCCACTCTGGAGAAAAGATAAACAATGCTTTAAGATATCCAGTCGTGCCCTTTACCAGTCCAGAGAAATCACACTTCGGATCTGGATAAATTCTTTGATTATTTACAATAAATCTTAATACTCTCATGCAGTCATCCTTTCCATTCCAACAGGGGCTACATATGTAAATTGGTTTCCCAAAATATCTCTGGCTGTGCCAATTACGAAATGGCTGTAGTCTGCCAGAATATTGCATACAAATTCCTCTGCGTCCACCCAATATCGTTTCTTAACCATATGGTGAAGCTCTTGCAGTAAACCATAGCTGAACATCACACAATGTCCTAATTCATGGATAAATACACGGTTTAGAAGTTCTCCATGTAGGTTGTTCGCAATCGAAATTGTCATTGTGGAATAATCAGATACGGCAAGTGTGCGTTTCCCTGTACGGTCAATCAAAACATTATCGTTGGGAGAAACAAAGCGCACTCTCCATAAGTCCCCATTCATATAGAATTGTTTCAGCATGGTTTCTCACCATCCTTTCTACGAAAAAAGCCCCTGCCGCATTAATTTTCGACAAGGACTTAATTCATTTATTGCTCTAGTTCATCTGCTGTACAAGTCTGGTCAGGTCAGTTTTCATCTGCTGTCTGAGCGTTGCATCTGCATCCGACCACATTTCCGTAAGATTACGGATAATATCGGAAGTGTATTCTTTCATGGAATCATCCATTTTTCTCTTTGATTCAGCGTCTTTGGAATCATGATAGTGTCTACGGTTTTCATCGTATTTATCATAAGATTCTCCGTATCTGGACTTCTTCCAATTCATATTCATACCATCATTTTCCATATCACTACGCTCTGGATGATATCCCATGCGGTACATATTGCGCTCAAATTCTGGATTGTTTAAATACTCATCCATCCAGTCATCATCCTGCATATACAGATACGGTCTATAGCCTTTTCTGGTTCCCCTACCTTTTGGAGCGAAACGCCCATTTGAATAGCGGTAACGGTCATAGCCCATGCGTCCAAGATACTTTTCTTCCTGTTCGCATTCGTCCATAGCTTCTACGATTCTGTAATCCTTATCAGCGCAAATTGCACACTTTACGGATTCCATGCAGTCTTTCAAATCGTCCCAATCTTGAGAACTGAGATTATCAAAGCCATGTGTTTTGGCTTTTTCCATGGCCCATTTTCCCATTTCCATTGCTGTCTTATGCATTCACGATACCTCCCCTCTTCACAGCCTGTACAACATTTTCTGCTGTTGGGGCTGTACCATTGATTGCAGTCAGATTGTTATTCGGACTACATGCCGGGTTTCCTAACATTTTGAACACTCCACCAGTAGCACTTGTTACAACTCTGGTTGCGTATTTTGTTCTTGTTCTGACACCACATGCTGTTACCTGTGCGCAGCAACGATTCTCTAGCGGATACAATGTTGTTCCTGTTCCTATCTGAATCATCACTGGGGCAGTAATTGTGGTTGCATTTGGAATAGATTGTGCTAAAACAATGCAGTATTTTTCTCCATTATTGTAGCTTCCTTCTGGAATAGTAACCACAAGATTTCCACCTGTGAATGCAATTGCGGTAGACAACACAAGGTGATTGCAGAGTTTACAAACATTCTTACATGCCATATCTCTTACCTCTCAATCAAATAAGAGGTGAGCCGCAACCCACCTCTTAGAATTTAGTCAACCTCTAAGGGTGAGTTACTTAGCAACAACCGTTACCATATGTATTACATCCTGCGTATGCATATGGAGCTGGAACCTGGAATGCAGGAATCGGAGCAGGATTGATTGCATTGATTAACTGCTGTGTCTGAGAAGCCATTGCAGTTGTAAGCAATGCAGACTGGCGATCCTGGGAAGCAGCACGTTTCAGATCAGAGTTCTCTGCCTGTAATGTTGCAATCTTATCGTTAGTCAGGAAGTCAAGGATTGCTCTTGTGTTGCTGTTCTGGTTTTCCAGAAGATCTCTTGTGTTGTTGTTCATTGTGTTCTGGAGAGCACAAGTGTTGGTAGCAAGGTTGTAGTTGATACCCTGGATGGCTTCTCTTGTTTCGCAACAACAGTTTGCTAACTGAGACTGTAATGCGTTGGTATTCTGCATACCGGCTACAGTATCAGCATTGATTGCCTGCTGAACGCCGTTGAAGCCTTGAAGCATTCCGACATTCATACCATTAAAGCCACTCTGCATGGTATTGTTAAGAGAATATGTGCTGTCACAGATACCCTGCTGAATACCTCTGATACCATTCTGAATATCATTAAGGGCGAATTCCTCATTAATGTCTGAACGGGTAGCCCATCCTTGGAAGCCGGAACCATTTGTACCATTGCCACCCCAGCCGCCAAAGCCGCCGAAACCGCCCCAGCCAAAGATAAGCAATATTATAATCCACCATGCCCAGCCACCGCCAAAGCCATAGCCTTCATCGGCACGGTTATTAGAGCCGCTTAATACAGCGACATCGCTTGCTGATAATCCACCATTCATCATAGCGATTACCTCCTTATTGATTTTTGTAATTTATACAAAATCAAAAGACCGCGGCTCTTTTAATTATTGTAGCGAATTTATTTTATTCCAAACTGGTTCTTAACCTGCGACAGTATATCGTCTGGATTAATATTTCTTTCTTTACAAAGATTTCTTGCAAGTTTTTCAATTCCTGCATTATCACCTTTTTCCATCATGTTAATTGCATTGTCAATTACAGGATTATTTCCAGATTGCTGTTTCATCATATTGATTATGGCTTGTTGAGGATTCCCTCCACCACGTATCATCTGCATAAGTTGCATTGGATTCATCATCTCTGTTTACCTCCATTCTGCTTGGGTTCCGGTGTTCCCGACATTTGTGTCGGAAACATACTCTTTATTTCGGAAATTTCTGAACAAACATCGTTCCGAAGCTGATTAAACATAGCTTCTATGTCAATCGGTTTTTCTTCTGCCTTTGGTTGCTGTTGTTCTTCCGGATTTATAAGTCGATAAACAAAAATTCTACTTCTTCCATCTGCCTGTAATTGTTTTCTATATATTTCTGTACCGTCAGTTTTTGGATAATAGACAGGGTTTCCAGACATATCTACATCTTTTGCCTTTACAGTATCAATCCCATCGACCATCTGTCCTTGTAACATGGGGATTTGTGGTACTTGCGGCATTGGTTGCTGAATTTGTGTCTGTCCGTATGGCATTGCCTGTTGATAGCTATTTTGCAATTGAGCTAATCTATCTTGATACGGTTGTATTTGTTGAAATGGTTGTGCAAAATACGGATTACCATACTGCATATCTCAAACCTCCCTTGTTTTTATAACTATATTTTACAATAATAAGAGGTTGATTAACACGCCATGATAACGCCATAAATACGCCATTTTCTATGAATACAAAGAAAAGCCCCGACAATACATCGGGGCGACTTTCATAATTTTCTTCTTTAATTTTCTGTTTATGCGGTCTACGGTTCTTGTGCTGTAGCCCATGATTTCTGAAGCTTCTGCAAGTGTTTTTTCTTCGTAAACGCGCAATCGGAATAACTCTTTTTCTCTGGAATCAAATCCAGCTTCACGCAAATAGAAGATTCTTTCATCTTCCGAAAAGTCTTTATAATCATCCATTCCACTGTCCTCCCTGTAGTGGAATCAATATTTACACCGGGAAAATGCCTTTTAGGGCAAAGCCTAAAACAATACCAATTATGCCAGTTATGATATAAGCAATTATTTTGTCCTGTAACTTTCCTGGTTTTTCCATGAGTGATTTTAAATTGTCGTTCATTTCGTCAACTGTATCCTTAATGTGTCCCAGATCGTTGTTGTATAAAGCAATTTTCTGTTCCAGCGCATTGATACGTTCAAAAAAAACTCCATCCCTTTTGGAATGCTTTTCTTTCATCTCATGGACGGCACTTTCCAATTCTTTTAAGCGGTGTTCGTTGATACACTCGTGTTCACATCCCATCGCTATTCCTTTCCATTACTCCCATTTTTTAAATATTGCTTCTACCCACCTAATTTGAAGCACCCCTGCGATACGTGGGAGGATTGACGTATCACGCACACACCATCTTAGAATCCGATAAATGGAAAAACACCATGATTTACATAAATTTCAGTTTCGGAATCCCAACTTCTATTCACAGAGGATTCGGAATGTGATCCTTGAAACTCAGCTCCCTGCTTTACTAGGAAGAAAAGAGCCAAATCAAATATGCAGTCATAGCATTTCTCCATATCGGAATTTATTTTCTCATCACTGTAAGAGGAAGGATAATTCCTTTTCTTCTTAAATGAACGAATAGCCCTCTTTGCTGAAAGAGGAATCATCCTCGCAGTTTCTTCATCATCTTCAAGATAATTTGTCAAGTCCTCTATAAGCTGTTCGTCCATTTAATCACCTACCTTTGCTGAGATAAAATCTCTGATATTATTCCAGCCTTATTAGTTGCTGTCAGGGCATAGCCGTTATCACTTGCGAGTTGTCTTAACTGAGATACAGTCATATTAGACAACTCGCTTTCTGTATACTTGTGTGTTGATGTATCATTCACACTTGCTACAGATGGTGACTGGCTGTTTTCATCGAGACTATGCCCGGTTATTCCCCCGCTTTGGTACCGATCACGATACCACCGTTTGCTTTTGGTGCAACAGGGACGAACATACCGGATGCTTTTGTCCATACTGCAACTGGGTCTGGTGTAGCCCACATGGAAAGAGTTACGAAAGAACGGTTCTCTTCCTGTATAAACTGTCTGTATTCAAGCTCTTCTGGTGTCACACCCCAGAGGCCAACACCGAAAGAACCGTTAGCATCTGCTTCATACAGAGTAAATACATCCTCTTTGAGGTATCTGGCTGTTTTCAGGGTTCCATCTGCTTTTCTGAAATTAAAGTTCTCATCACAACGATCAATTGTGATTCCATATTCCTGCATAAGCAGATTGGCAAGCTCCTGCTTTGTGAGAAGCCTTTTATTTGCAGCACCCAGAACAGCTGTCTGCATTGCAGTGTTGTTCCGCATGTAGTTAATCATTTTAAGAGAAGTAACAGCTTTGTTTACTACATAGCCATTGCCTTCTGCTACAGCTACCATTTTCTGGATATCGCCCATGATATCTGCATCTGGCTTAGACCAATCAGTAAGCGTTACTTTTGCACTTGCTGGAACGCCATAGTCAATTCCCATGTCAACATGGTTCTCTTTGATTGTTACAGCGCCGGTGGAAAGGAACTGTCCTTTCATAACATTTGCTCTTGTAACAACGCCCTCGAACAGTCTGGCTGCATCATCAAATACAAAGTTTTTCAGTGCTTCATTATCCGGCACACCGTTTTCAATTGCCTGCCGTAAGTTTTCGGACTGATTGATTTTTCTCTTAATGAAGAGTTTTTCAGTCAGGACTTTTTCAAATCCAGGTCTTGTGCCGATTTCTGCTTCGCTATCAAGAGCGTGGACGAATGCAACTTCCGGGAGATTCTGTCCAGCCATAAGTCTGTAATACTCTGCTTTCAGATACTGGGTTTTTGTATCTGGGAAAATGGTATCGAGGATACCTGGTCTTTTAACGCTGAAATTCTGAGAGAAATTAAGTCTTTCTTCTTGGGTAATTGATTCCAAAATATTAAATGGCATTTGTCATACCTCCTTAAAATACTGGGTCTTCTGTGACTACAAAAAAAATTCCGGATTTTTCAAGCTCTGTTTTTGCAGTAGTGTCAACTGTTACTGGAAGTCTCTTTTCAAGAACACGTCCTGAGACAATCACAGAAATTGGTCTCTTGGTATCATCTGTCATATCAACATCTTCAAATACAATGCCGATTGCGTCTGTCGCATTTGTTGGATATACGGAACCTGCTTTGATAATTTTCTTAGTTCCAACTGTTTCAGCATTTGTCTGGTCTGCTGTGTAGGTTTTGAGTACAAGTCCGACCTCAGATTCAAGAATATTTGGAGTGGACTCATACTGCTCTGTTTTCATAAAAGCCATTATTTATATCTCCTTTACTTAAATATTTACAGGGGCGTTACCGTCCACTGATTTAGTTTCCTGGTTCTTTTTTGCTGAGTAAGCTTTTGCAAATTCAGCAGCATCACTTTTTACTGTAGCTTTCCCACCGCTACCACCGCCCGGATTCGGAGTGTTTTCCAATGCTTCCTTCTCCCAAGCTGCTTTTGCGGTATCAAGTGCTGTTTTATTTGCTTCGGAAACTCCCTTAACAAAAGTTTCGACTTCTTTCATTGCATCTTCTGGTTTCTCATACGGTGCAGATGCGTATGCTTTAATAGCACTCGCGTATGTTTCGGTTGAAAGTCCTGCATTTGCGAACATAGAAGTAATTTCACTGGTAAGGGCTTTTTTGTTGGATTCTGCAAGCGCAGCTTTCAAATCAGCTAACTCCTTATCCACTGCTTCCTTTTCTTTCTTGCGTTCAGCTTCTAGCCGTTCTGCTTCGGTCATATTCTGCTTTTTCAACTCTTCCAACTCTTTTTCCAGGGAATCTGCTTTTTCAGCTTTTTCCTTCAGAGAAACATTTTTGTCTTTCTCTTTCTTAGTTTCAGCAGAAATAGAATCAAGAAGCTTAGAAACCTGTTCCTCGGAAGGTTCTGCAACTCCCATACCGATAAGTGCCTGTTTTGCCTGTTCTCTTGTCATTGAAATCTCCTTTCTTCCAGTCCAATACGCTTTTTCAACACGGTTCGCTCCGCACATGGTCTGTACCCGATTTACGCTCACGGGCTGTTGCAATTTATTTGATTTTGTGTATTAAAAAAGAAGCCTTAGATTTCTCTAAAACTCCTTAAATAATCGAAATTTGGTTCATTCTTCGTTAGATGGAGAATTTGCCATTGGTTCTGTTTTGGACGGATTTTGAAACTTTCCGTCAAGTAATTGCTGTGCTTTCTGCATTTCCGCTTCCGGGTCTGCCAGTTCCGGGTAAATAGTTCCCAGATACGGTAAACTCATTTCGTAGACTTTCTGCGGATCACTAAATAGCCCACAAGTAATCAGTGCAATAAGCGGATGAATTTTATTTTTGAACAGATAATCAAGTGCTTGTGCTTTTACAAGCATATTGTCTGTTGGGTTTCTGGTTATCTTTACATCAAAATCTCTGGTTGAGATATTAACATCATTTGATGTACCACGGATAATATTCAGAATGATTCTAGCAGATTCCTTTTCAGCTTCCTTGGTGAATGCTTCTACCAATTTTGCATCTCTTTCTGCGAAGTCCCATCCATTACGAAGGTATACAGCATTTCCTGTATCCCCTCCGCTATTGCTTTGGCGGTTTGGCATTGCTTCCACAATCAGCATGTTATTGTAGATATCATCCTTTGCAACCTGGCTCTCTGATTGATTCAATTCAGCGGTCATCAGTTCAACATCCGACTGACAGCCATTTCCAGTATCTTTAACAGAGATGGCGCCAAGTTTTACCATTTCCAAAAACTCGTTTTTATCTACCTCGCAGTTCTTGAACTTCATAAAGGATTGCACAAACTGTTCAACGCCATTTAATCTATCAGACTGGTATTTGTTGATTGCATCAAATAATGTGATTGCAATTTCAACGTCCGAAAGCCTGTCATGATTATTCGGGCATTCAACAATAGGAATCCCACCAAAACCGTTGATGCCATATTCGGTTACTTTTCCATTCGTGATTTTGAAAAACTGGTTCTTTGAATAGCATAAGTAGTATTGTTGCTCATCTTCATCCTTCAAAATCTGAACGGACAGCATTGGTTTTCCGTTCCTCTGCGAATATACAATGTAACAATCACCAGGATACGGAATAAAGATTCTAAACGGCGGTAAATCTCCGTTTTCTGTCCAGTCCTCTTCTTTCAGAATAGCCTTATAAGAAGTTCCTGTTGCACTTTGGTATATTGCTCTCTGGATGTTTCTTGCATCTGCATTGGCTTCATCCAGATAATCATTCAGCAAATCAACTTGCTCATTTATTTTTTTGTCTGCATTTTTCTTTTTACATACATATTGGATTGGTTCCCCGCAAATCTGTCCAGCTTTAAATTTTACAGTTTCAAATGCGTGATTTTCAACCACTCTGTTATTGACTTCTGGACGGACTATTTTGTTTCGGTATAATATCGGCTGATCGCCTTTCATGTACCGATACAAGTAATCAATCAATGTTCGATTTCTATTATGTATGCCAATTGTATCTGATACTACTTTTACTACATTTTGCGGAGTGATTCGGTCAACGCCTGTGTAGGCTACTTTTCGCCCGAAATCACCTCGGCATAAATCTACAAAATTCATTGTATTTCTCAAAGCCGAACCATCCTTTCTACAAAATAAAAAGCACTGGATGTTTTAATCCAATGCTCTACTTTATATTCTACACATATTAAAAGTATCTTTCAGTATACTTCGGTATCATCTTTCGAAACCTTTTATCTTTTTTATTTCTGCTATGGCTTTTAAATGCTTTTTTTTAATGTGAATCTCTGAATAACCCATCTCATCTGCAATGCGAACCAAAGATTTGTACTCAACATAGTGCTTAAATAATATGTCATATAGTAATGGGTCTTCAACCTGTTCTATGGTTCGGACTATTTCCTGTTTTTTTTGTAAAAATTCGGATATCATTTTTGAAATCTCTTCTCGCAGATCAAATATCTTTGCAACCATATCTCCCATCGGATCACGTTTTACAGAAGTTTGTACCTTTTCTCCAACAGGAATTGCAGATACACTTGTGGAAAGAGAACTGAGCTGTTCTTCTTCGATAAGCTTGTTTTTGATTCTGTTATCATAATTTTCAATCTGGCGTAAATATTGAGTTGCAGTCATCATATTCTATCTCCTCCCCCAAAGTGGATTCTGTGTTGCTGTTACTGTTCCAACTCCGCTTCCATTTTTTAAGAATACTGCTAAGCTAGCGAGTGAATCCGGTGCGTCATCGTGCTTATTTTTTCCTGTCATTGTGAATGAATAGACATTATTCATAAATTTTCTATACTCTGCATTTTGATATCCAGTATCAAGAAAATAAAATTTTCTAATGTTTTCAGCATTATCCCAAATTCTCTGTTCTTTTCTCACTGCTGATTTAGGTGCGTGTCCACCATTATTCAAAATCATTTGTTGAGCATATTTAGAAGTAAGATTAGTTTGATACCCTTGTTCCTTCAACTTTCCTTCTACTTCATCTTTATACCCTTCGCCGCCTGCATTGGCTTCAAAAAAAGCATTCGTAACTTTATTATTGACAATTGCTGATACAACTTTTGGCATAGTAAATTTCTTTTCAGAGTTATCAAATACTACTTCGTGTATATATACAGAACCATCTTCATATACATATGCTACTGGCATTGCAAGGTAATCACTACCACCAAGAGCCACGTCGCAAGCCGAAACTACTTTCAATGGTTCTTCATCTGGAAGTTGTCCATTATAAAAATTCATATGTTGCGCATTAAATAAAGCGCCATCTCTTTCAATAGGTTCCTGCTGATACTGGGCTAACCATCCTGCCATATCATCGTTTTCTTCAAATTTAGAACGAATAGTACGATAATATTTTGTACTGAATCCAACTCCGTAATCGTAGTCAAAATTACTCTCATCAGTTTCCGGGTCAAGAGCTGGAATTTTAAGAACATCATATCTAATGTGTTTTGCTTCTGGATTATTCTGAAGAAATGATAGTCTGTCCATATACAAATCATGCAATGACCAGATAGTACCATTTAGAATCAATTTACATTGTTCTTTCTTTCGTGACATTACATTGTTGTCAAACACAATTTGCTTTCTTCTGAGAATATCTGGATTTAATACATCTTGAATACCTTCCAGGATATCATCGAGAATCAGCCAACCATATGCGTCATACTCACCGTTCAAACCAGATTCCAAACCTTTTCCAGATAATGTCGCATATTTTTTCTTTCTTTCAAGGTCTACTTTGTGGTTCTTTGCATCCGTTCTGGCTATTTTTGAATGAAATACATCTTCATGACAATATGTGGGGTCAGTCCATATTTCCATAACTCCATCTAGGAATGCGCCGCCAAGTCCTTCTTTATATGTAACATAGAGGTTGCTTATCTCTGAATCTCTTGCACAATGCCATGCGGTTCCAACAGTAATAATTTGCGATTTACCAGTTCTGGCTGGCTGATGCAGAAACAATTCGTCAAGTTCATCTTCTTCAAGTGCTTGTAATTTATCTACTACTTTTTTCAATGTTCTGCGTCTTGGTAAATAGAACCGTTCTTCTGGTTTTCTATCTTTTTCTATATACATGGCATATGAATCAAGCAAATGTGGTGATTCCAATAATAAATACTGCCAGTAGATATCGTCAAAGTCACCACTACCAGTTAATGCAGCACACTTCTCTGCTATGTTATGTGAGTATTGACTTACTTTCATAGCCATTTTCCGTGCTTCTTGATTCTTGTTGAAAGGAAGGTCAATATTCATGTTTAAGAGCAAATCAAGGCAATCCTTTTGGTTCTGATAGATTGTCATGTCACTACTGATAATTTGATTCAGCACTGCCCGATACCATTCAAGCGAGCCTTCTGTAATTTTTCCCATAAAAATAGAGCCAGACCTCCTTTCTTTTTAGAATTTAGTCTGGCTCTCATGTGGCTCTCTTGACTTTTCTTTTTATTTTTTTGTATTCTAAATATTTTTAAAAACTATATTTTTCACAATATCTACAATTTTCTAATCCATCCGGTTCTGGATGTATACACGGAATGTTCCTTAATTTGCACCATACCATTTAATCACTTGACTTTCTGCAAATTTCAATAAAATCTGGCTTACTAAGTTCTTTCAGCTTGTTAGCATATTTTGGAAATTCATGTGTATATATCGGATGACCTAAAAGTTTTTCTGCGTATTCGTATGCAAGTTTTCGGTCATCCCCTGTAAGCATACAAATTCCTGTATAGGTTTCAATTACTACAGCTTCTTGTTTTGTCATACATATCCTCACTTGATAAAATCATCTTTTTAATTCCGAAAAAATATTTTCAATTACTTTCCATTCTGCGAATACTGTCATAAACAGTAATGGTACTGCCGAAAATCCCCAATGATTTTCAATCATCATTTGAATTGTGGCTATCAAATAATCTGCTACCCATTTGAATATTATGAAATTCGCAATTATCCAACATATTTTTCTGATTTTGTTCATTTGCTCACCATCTTTCTTTTTGATTTCAAGTATTTTCTGTATTTGCGGCTGTATTTCCGAAGAATTAAATCGAGCATAATGCTATTTGTCTGTTCTACGTTTTCTGACATAGTTGTGAGATATGGATAATCTTCTCTATCATCTACTAATGTCTTGAAGATCAAGTCTAAAGCAAACTGAGCACTGATAGGCGGGTCGCAAAGTTCAAAGTCTTTATCCTTGTACCACTCATCAATCTTCTTTTGGAATCCATCAAAGGATATTTCTTCGTTCCATATCATACAATCACCTCAGCCTGGAACACCTAACTGTTTGTAAGTGAATACGGCAGTGTACTTCTTCCCACATTTGTAGCAAGTTTCTGTAATAGTGCAAGTCTTTTCTTTGTCATTACATTTCGATTCTGTATCCGAACTTTTAAACATATGACCACCAGTGAAAAAACACTTAATTCTTTTCATGTTCATCATTTTCGCCCTCATACAAAAAATTAATGATTTTATGTGCAATACAAGCTAACTCATACCTATCGTACTGTCTGATAAACTCGTCAATATCAAATTGATTTTTTATTAGATTCTCTTGCGCATTGTCAAGCTTTTCAATCATTTCTTCTGATTTTGTCTTCGGAAAAACACTCATATAGCATGGGTTTTCCTTGTCATGTTTTTCTGAATTAATAATGGCTTTTTCCCATTCAGAAAGAGTTCTATCGTCCATTTCACACATAATCAATTTGTTTGACATATTCCCGGCATAATACTTTCTAGGAATATCATTTTTGATCTGAACGGTATAAAACTTTTCACACAATAAGATAAAATCCAATTCTATAGTGACAATGGTTTTATACTGAGGTGGATATGAAGTAAGCATGATTTCATCTACTTCAATATTTGCATAGCATTCCCTGTCTAGTTCCATTATTTTGATAGGAATATGATTAAATTCGTACATACATTCACCTCAAATAAATTTACATTATTTTCTAAACCACCAAATATGTTTATCAAGAATATCTGCTTTTACATCACCATCAAAATAATATTCACACCCATCATCTGCAAATTCTGCCGGTGTTGTAAATTGTGGTATTCCATCTGGTTCCAATATGACACACGCCTGTCCAGAAATATAACTTGTTACAACGGCTGGTTCGCTACGCCACCAAACTTTTCTTCCGATAACATTTTTGTCAAAATCAATTTTATTCAAATTCATTGGGTGCTCTAAAAAATCATCAATCATGCACTTCGCACGTTCAATACTACCTCTTACATCACAGAATTTTTCGCCGTTTCTGGTTATAAACACGTTTCCAATTGTTCTTGCTTCAAATTCACCATGTCTGTATCTTGCATGATTGTAAGGTGCATAATTTATACCCAAACATACAGGCTCTCCATCGAATTGAATAAGATTCTTAAAACTTGGTTTTTCATTTCTTGGATAAGCCCATAAATTGTTATTTCCGTATTTCCCACCGATTGTATGTATATAGCCTTCTATTAAAACAACAAAATACGGTTCCCCATTAATTACCGTGTCCCAGTACATTTTATGTATTTTTAATTTGGAAATGTCTGTATCTCTATCAATTAGTCTAATACTTTGCATTTAATATTTCCTCCAAGTTTTACACATTCACCTCAAACTCTTTTTTGCAATTGCTTCCCTTACATTTCAGCTTCAAGTGCTGAATCTTTGTGTTTGGGCTAATCAGAAGGGCTTTCTTCTGGCAAAACGGGCAACAGGCGTATTTCGCTCCATTAATATTCCGTATCAATGCCTGTCCATTCCACGGCTCGGGTGGGTTCATGTATTCAGAAAAATCTATCCCTTCGGATTCTAATGCTGATTTAATGCTCATTAAAAATCTCCTTAAATTTCTTCCTATTAAAACCATTGTATTGGTTTCCCCAATACGGATATTGCTCTAAGCATTTTCTCATATAATCGCATGGATGTGCTTTTGCAAAGTCAACAATTTCTTTGGCAGGTGCCTGCTGTACTTGTGTTCTCCATTCTGGACAACCTTTTGTTTTTTCTTGATCCATTAATTTTCCTCCGTTTCGGAATGCCATGCATTTTTCGGAAATTATTCTGGTTTATTCGATTTAGGGCAACTAGTGTCCAAAATAGTTCATTACTTAATTTAAATTCAAGTTCAATACTTAACGGCTTTCCTATGCTACAAAGTGTGCCATCCTCATTTTTGTGAAGAATACCACCTTCGATAACAGCACCATCCGAAATTGAAATCTCTGGTATTGTTTCAATAACTTTTCCATTACATGTAAAGAAATGCTTTAATTCTTCCTTTTCATCCATATCAGCACATTCCTTTGTTTTTCCTTAAATTAGCGTATCGGTCAACTATAACATCTATTGTTGTATAAAGCTGATTGATTGTGATGCAATCATCCTGGTGGCGTTGTTCATACCATTCGATAGATGGATGACCAGTATTTACATTTTCAACTTCATCAGTTGGAAGCTTCCAGTTATCATTTTCAAGAAGCTTTTGGTTAAGTGTCTCCGATAAAGCTTTATAGTCCAGGATTATATGCTGTTTCTTCTCACATTCTTCAGATAACCGAACAACTTCTTCTTTCAACTGATCTATTGTCCAGCTCTTCAAATCTTCAATTCTCATGGCATTCTCCCTCTATCTTGTAGCCCAAGTAACTATTTTATTCTTACACTGTGGACATATAATATATTTCTGCTTACGACCATGTCCAGATGGCATATTTGTAGTAAACACTTTCTCTATACATTCTTCTTTTACGTCTTCACACTCGTCATAGCTCAATAGCGCACCGCACTTATCACAAGTTGTTTCTTTTTTTGTTCCTGTTTTTAATATTTTAATCATGTTTTTCCTCCCTCTTTTCCCTGTGCTTCATCTGGCAGGCGATCATTTTAGCTATGTTCTCACGTTCCTGTTTTATGCCATGTCCCTGGCGGAACAGCTCACACTCAAGGATATTTCCGCAGTGTGAGCATTCGTCTTTGATTTCTTTACCGCATACCTCAATCATTTTCATCACCACAGTAAATCAGTAAGTAATTTGCAAGTTTTCTAAGGTCATTATTCCCATACAGGCGAATACCATCTTTCAATCCTCTGTCAACCAACCAGTCTGCTAACTTTATTGGTTGTGTAGGTGGTTCATCTTTGGATTTTTCTATCTTAAAATCATCGATTAAACCACCTCTATTTATAAGTTCAGACAAATCACTCATGCTTGTTCTCCTCCCAACATTCACAACTATCATACATGCATCTAAAGTCTGCGCAATATTCACTATCGACATTGAAGCAAACACATGTGAAGTTATCATGTTTTCAACAATTCTTGCAACTTTTTTCATTCATAAATTACCTCGATTTAGAAAAATCCAGTGCGCCGACTTGAACGGCATAAATCTCCCAACGAGAAACACTGGAACTTTAGGGGGAAAATGCAACTTCTGGCAATGGCAATTTGCCAGATAGAAACAACAGGAATCGAACCTGTGTCACATGATATTGAGTATCATTGCTCTACCACTGAGCTATGTTTCTTTTTTCATCATAAAACGCTAAACTAGATGATTTTTTTAGAATCCCCGACTACCACTCCTCACGGGCATTGGTCTTATCTCTCTAAAAAGTTTTTGCACAAGATCGCTAGTGAGTTGCGTCTATATGCCTGCACGAATGCACACAAACGCATCCGCATTTATGTGCAAGAACTAACAATAGCTATGCTAAAGTAAGATATCCTATCTACACCTGGTAGATGGAATTGCAGGAGACGGATTCGAACCGCCGTTCTCAAGGATATGAGCCTTGCGAGATTCCACTTCTCTATCCTGCCGGAACCCGGAAAAACCGGGTTAGCAATAGGTTTATCGTGTTATGCTTTCCACTATCTACAAGTTTTAGTGCTGTAGATTCACTGGATATTTTTATGCGTCTTTGAACGGCATCTCTTGAAAACTCCTTTTATTAACGTGCGCTGCGTTAATGTTTTTAACTCCGAGATATACCAGCCGGGAAATCAGATCCATTTAGGCTACGCCGTATCGCACCTATAAATTTACCTAATCCACACGCTCAACTGGAAGTTTTTTCCACCCATATTACGGATGAATGGCATTTAGAAGAAATGGAAGCTCTGGGATTCGGACCCAGGACTTACGGCTTATGAGGCCGTTGCTCTTACCGCTGAACTAAGCTTCCTAAGATACCGAATTATTTGACCGCCATGACAAACAATCCGGCACTGTTGCAGTTCTTGACCGCCAGCTGCAACAAAGGCTTTCTGAAACGCTTTTAGATTTCAGAAAGTCTTCCGGGACATTTGAAGCCCCTTTAATCAGCCCCGTTGGGCTAGAAGACCGGAGTAAAAAGTGTTTCAAAAAGAACACTTGCGGAATTAACAAAACCGCAAACTGGGCTAACTGGATTCGAACCAGCAAATATAGCAGTCAAAGTGCTATGCCTTAACCGTTTGGCGATAGCCCATCAACCCCGGCGCACCATTAAGACCGGGGAAGTCGTGATATTAAGCTAAACAAGTATATAAATTTTCCGCTCTTACCGATTACTCTTTTCCAGGATGGGAATTTTCTTTTCCAAATATTTAATAATTCCTGGCGTATTCATCAATAAGAGCTTTCGCTACTCTGGATGCCTCGACTTATCACTTTCATAGGCTTTCCCGAGCCTACATGGATTAAGTCGAAGCTGTGCTTTTATGAATTTAACCCTTTCGATTAACTCAATCGGGATAATTCCAATTGGAATCGGTAAATACATTTGTCACCTCGTGCAAATTAAGAAAATATTCAGTGCGAAACATATTTCTAAACAAATGCAGAATAAAATCTGTATTACGCCTGTCTTTCCTTTTTCGTCCAATATTGCTAAAATACTGGCTAGAATCAGAACGAAAAATGCAAGATTTACAGCTGTTCCGATTACATTAAGTGCATTCATTTTCTTTTTCCTCCCCAATTAAGAAGTCCAAAATTTTTTTTGCAATCTCTTCTTCTGGCTCAAATGGCATTCCGCAGTAATTATAGGATTCTAAAGCCGATTTTAGGCTTGATTTGAAGCCATTGTAAATTTCTCCGTGCTGTAGCAGTTCGTGCCTTAAAACTGAAATTGCATCAGTAATTGATTGAGAAGTAACACTAATTTGTGCCAAACACTCCATTTCGATGTCTGGAACAGCCGCAATTTCAAATTCAAATACCGGAATTTCGTCTACGGATACATGAAAATCTATTGATCTCACTCTCGGAACTTTATTCCCATCAATAAAACATTTTGTTCCACGCCAATCATAGGGATTGGGGTTTGTGATCTTCACTATCGGCATCTTCGTACCCCTTTCTTTTAGTTTCACAGTAGAGAAGAAGGTGTTTCGCAATCTCTTCCAACTGCAGAATGTTGTATTTTGGAATTTCCCATGTTTTTTGTTCCAATAGTGGGGAAAGTGGAATGCCTTCATTTGGTAGTTCGCAAGTTACTGTGGCATTGATAAGCATAGAGGCTACATCAATGGGGGATTCGGGAAGACTATCCTTGTTATCACTTATTGGTGCATCCGGCATGAATAACTTTTTCCATTCTCCGTTTCCATTTGAAAATAATTCTCCGTTTTGCAATTTAAGTGTTCTAATAGCTTCTCTTGGAATATCTTCTTCTTTTTCACATTTACAAATATCATTCCCAATTATGTATAAAAAACAATTCATCCTTCTTCCACCTCCCCGAAATATTTCTTGTAAAGGTCGATATCGGCAAAACCTAATTTTTCCTTTACTTCTTGAATGCTTTCCAATTCCAAATCTAAATAGGAAACATCTGTTTCCACGACTTTTACATCAATGTCGCCTACTTGTTTCATATGCTCACGTATTCCGGCTTCAACAAGCGTGTAGCAAGAAAACCAGTTTCCTTTAGCCGTTATAAAATACGTTCTCATCTGGTATGAACCAAACCAATTCACTTTTTCTTTATCAAGTTCGATAACTTTTATTGCTGTTTCGGTGTTGTATAACTTTCCATCTTTACAAATTGCTTTTTTATGAAAATAATTTGTTTTCTTTTCAACTCTGAACACGCCATGTGCTATTTCTTCTGAACTAAAGCCTTGGGATTCAGAAACACCTTTTTTATTTTTTAAGCACGTCTTTTCCTACCAAAATATTCATCAACTGCCTGTCTTACGATATCCGATACACTCCTGTCCGTCCGGTTCTTCTCTTCCAGGAGTCTTTTTTTCTGTTTTTCGGAAAATCGGATGCGGATGGATTCGGATTGTGGGTTTGGTTTCATAAGCACTTACCTCAACTTACAATTTCAATTGGATATCCTAAATATGCTTCCAACTCTGAAACAGTCAGTTTACGTGGTTTCTTTATTTCAACATCAACACGCTGTATGATGTTGTCTGTTGTCTTTGCGATTGCCTTTCCAGTATAACTTTCAAGCTCTTCGTTTGCATATACATTCAAATGTTCATATCCATATGCCCGGCACCATCTTGCAGCTGAATCAGTAATTTTTTTAAGTTCTTCCAGTTCATTACCGAATATCTCTGAGTATCTGATAGCATTGTTTAGATCACTCGTACATACAGGGACAAGAGCCACAACATGTTTATACGGACTCCCGATAAAACGAAAGTATCTATGTGATTCCATTGCTTTTTCACCTTTTGGCAAGTTAAATCCTTGAGCTATTGCTTTTTTAAGCAACTGTTCTGATTCAACATTATTGTCTGTAACGATGCACTTATTCGTAAAATCAATCATCTTTATCCCCCTCCAAGAGTTTATATAGAGTGCTTCTTGAAACTCCTATAGTCTCAGCAAATTGTGCTTTTGTTATTTCTCCCATTTGCCAACTTCGTTTGGTTTCTTTGAAAAGTTCCTTATCTATCTCTTTTTTTGCGCGGCCTTTATATTTGCCTTGCGTTTTTGCTATTTCAATACCTTCTTTTTGACGCTGCCGAATATTTTCTCTTTCTCTTTGTGCTACATATGAGAGAAGCTGCAAAACTATGTCTGCGATCAGTGTTCCTGTCAAATCTTTGTTTTGCGTAGTATTAAGCAACGGCATATCCTGTACAATGATATCTGCTTCAATCTCTTTTGTGATTTTTCGCCATTCAGCAATAATCTCTTCGTAGTTTCTTCCAAGTCTGTCAATCGAATGGATTATCAGAATGTCACCTTTATGAAGAGAAGCAATCATTTTCTGATACTCTGGACGATTAAAATCTTTCCCGGATTTTTTGTCCATATAAATTTTTTCAACACCATCAGTTTTCATTGCTTCAATCTGTCTCGCTTCATTCTGCTCTATTGTTGATACCCTCACGTAACCTATTTTCATACATAATCCCTCCCGTTTATTTATAAGTCAATTATACACGTACTCGAGTATTATTTCAAGTGTTTTATACTCATTTATGAATATTTTTATTGACTATTTAAACGGTTTTGATTATGATTACATTAATAGGAGGTGATTATATGGTTTCGGATAAAATAAAACAAATTATGAAAATGAAGAAGGTCACCAACGTTCAATTAGCTAACCATCTGGGTATGCTTCCACAATCTCTTGCAAACAAATTTTCGAGAGGAAGTATATCTGCCGATGAGTTAATTCAGATTCTTGACTTCCTGGAATGTCAACTTATAATCGAACCTAAACCAGATGTCTTAATCAAATTAACAACTGACGATATCAAAAGGGAGCCGTAATGGTTCTCTTTTTTTACTTTCTAATCAATCCTTGCCCTTGAAGTAACAGTCTAAATGTCTCTTTTCCTTTTACGGTTATGTATGTCTGGACGTTTGAATAGCCAAACGGTGTTGAAAAATCTTTCATCTGGAAAAGTCCAGCTTTCCTATACGATTCATAAGGCTTGATAATATTATGCCGATCACGGTAAATATAACCATTTTCCGTAAGCCACTTAGTAAACGCTTTAGGTGGGATGTGAAATTCCTTTGCTGCATCTCGAAAAGTTGTAAGAAGTCTATTATCTATCAGACTGTCGAAATAATCAGCCTTTGGTTTCTGTTCCCTTACTTTGGCTTCAAGTTGTTGCTTTTCTTGCTGTTCCTCAATCCACCGTTTAGCACGTTCTATCGGGTCTTCAATTTGGTAGGAATCCTGTTTCTGAACCATCTCGTATTTTCCAGTTCTTCTGATAGAAGGAAGGACTTCCGCAGTAACCCAATGTTTAAACCTTTTCGCAGATTCAAGTTTGCTTGACAGAATAAGTGAGAATAAACCACTCTCATTTATTACAATCGTTTCTTGCACTCCACTATTTGATGGGAGGCTACATTTTAGGGCGTCCTCCTTGTCTACGTGGCTTGCAATAGCATTTCTCTCTTTTACATATCCTAAAGCCTTGGCTACATCAATTCCAACGAACCAAGGATTTCCATCTATCGTTACTGTCCTTACATTTCCAAATTCTGGATTGCTAAAAATCATCATATCATTCATTCGTTGTACCCGCCTTTCTTGGTATTGCCTTATTTTTAGTATGGCAGAGAAACAGTTAAGGCTTACTGCTTGTCGTGTTCGAATCACTATCACTGCCATATAAGGAGAGCTTTTTTGTTTTTTCGAGCGGTTTCGGTGGTAACTACCGCTGACTAGGGCTTTATATATACCCCCTCCCCGATATCCATGACGGACGCTACCAGGGAAGCCCGCCGCCCCATGGGTTCCCGCTTCCCTGGTTTAACGCTGACCTTTAAGGGCCTGCGGCAGTAATCAAGGGAATGCTATGCAAAATCTATTGTAATATTGCACAAAAAACAGTGTTTTATAAAATGTCTTTTTAGGGTGTACCCTATTTGCACATTGCGTATTACTAGATATAGAATCCGTTTCTTCGCAATCACAACATATAGTGTTTTTACTGTTATAGCTCCGGCTTTTCCATCTCTGGAAGCTGTAAAGCGGCTTTGTGCTTCTCTGCGATCTGCTGCGCGGTCTGCTGTGGTACGCCATACTGTTGTGTAGCTTGCACCGGTGCAGTTTCTGCCATTCCGTAGGCGGCTTTTGCAACAAATATCAAATTCGCATTTGTTCCGGTTTGGTTATGCAGTCTATTAATTGCACAGTTTTTGCAAATATCAAACCATTTTTTAGCCGTGTCACCATGTGACGAGTTTGTTCTATACACTCCATTCATCCAGTCAGTAAACGTTGTACGATTAATCCCAACTAAAAAGCTAAATACTTCTAATGTTGGCAATACATGATATTTACTGCATAATCTCACATAAGTATTAAACATTTTATCTAATAGCTCTATATTGTCATTACTTGGCTTTTGTATATGATCTGCAATATAAAAAATCATATCTACAAAGCTATCTGATACCTCTTTTTTGTAGTTTTCGTTATCTGGTGATATACATAATACAGTATTTATATATTCATCAGCATATATATTAATATTATCTAAATAAATATCTACGTCTTGTACATTTACTGTATTATCTTTCATATTATCACCTCACTTTAATACGTTAATTTGTAAATAAAAAAGAGAATGTCACCTGGTAAATCTTATTCCCGGAAGGCTTCCGGGTGTTCGGGTACATTCTCTAAAACTCAAATTAAAAAAATATTCTGTTTTCTTTGTTGCAGATACCTTAACACAGTTTTTAATATCTTGTCAAATTTAATTTTGCATAAAATAAAACCCTTTATTTTGTTAGTAATTAATAAATAACAATTGGGGTATTATATTATAATCTTTATTTATATTTATATCTTATATATTATTATACGGTACTGTATAGCATATCTTTTAATAAACTCCAGCTTTAGGAATCTAGGAAGGGCAGAGAATAATTATATAATTATATATAATATAAGGGCGGCTATATTTTCGCAGATTTGCATAATAAAAGCCAGACCTTCCAGGAGTTTCTATCCGGCGTGATCTGGCTTGTTATGCGTGTTGTTTAATTAACGATTCTGTGTACTTTCAGCCTCTGCCCTTCCTGAGTTCCGTCAGCTCTCGTTATCTGATAGCCTAAAGAAGTTTTAGAAAAATGTCAAGCGGTATTTTAAAAATATTTTTCTTGACAACCTGGGCGAAGCTGTGTTATTTAAATATTAACAGGCTCGGCGGCGGTCTGTACTCTGTCCATAGCCGCCATAAATAAGCATTTTAAAAGCCCCGGGTTAATTTCCTAGGGCTTTTTCTTGTGTATTGGTTTTCTAAATTCAATCACAAATCAATTATTTATTCTCTGGTTTTCTATTATGCATATATGCCGGAGTAGTTTCATATTCTCCCTCAAAAGCAGAAACGAGATTTTCTGATATTTTATAATTATTCATAAAATAATAAATTATGTGTTGAATTATCCAGTTTCTTTGATTATTCCATTGCGTTTTCGGGAGTAAATTATAGAGCTCAAAATAGTTATCCATGGCTGCTATCATATACATTTTTTCGTATACAATTAGCAAATCATTGTCTATGTTTGAATCTAATTTACATAATATAATAAAACGAAATGAATTTCCGTTTTCAAAATCTTTTTGTAGTAGTTTATTGTGATGTTTCCCTTTCTTCAAATGCGCCTTATGGTTAATTGCTCTTAACTTAATATTTTTGCTTGAGCCAATATAACAGCTCATCTTTTTCGAATTAACTATTGCATATATTCCGCAACCTTCATATTGTGGAATACGAAACTCTTCTAAATTTGCCATACTGTAATATCTCCTTTCTTGATTATAGTTACAGTATAGCACATTTTCATATATAAGCAAACACTAAATTTAGTGTTTAAAAATACTTTATTTTTTCTTCATTTGTTGGCACTATTTCCAGAACATCCGACGGCTGACATCTTAATATAATACATATTGTATTCAATGTGTCGGTCGTTATTCCTTTTCCTTTTCTTAAATTTTGCATTGTTGCCTCGCTCAGAATCTTTTCTTTTCTCATTCTGGAAGATGTAAAGCCGCGATCTGATAATGATTTCATAACATCTATTTTATATTTAAACATCTTGTGACCTCCCAAATAATTATATCATTATTATAATAGGATTAGTACCAAAAAGCAATATAAAATATTTTTAAAAACCACTAATTTTAGTGTTGACATACACTATTATTAGTGGTATTATAATATCAACAAAGGAACAAAAGAAACAAACAACCGGAACCGCCCGAACCACTCAACACAATGAGGACATAAGAAACGGATCACGATTAATTGAAAAATTCTAGTTCCTGGACAAAATAAAAAAAGCCCGGTCGACTTCCAAACCAAACCGGGCACCAAACTAAAAAGAAAGGCAACCCCATTATAACAGGGGCGATGGTAAAAAACAATGACAAAATATAATTATCTGGAAGCAGTAAAAGAAGACGTTAAAAATTATATTGATAGTGAAATTAATTTCACAGACTTTGACAGCTTGGAAGAACTGGAAGAAAAATTGAATGATGAACTTTGGACAGAAGACAGCGTAACAGGCAATGCAAGCGGCTCTTATTATTGCAATTCTTACAAGGCAGAAGAAAGTATAGCGCACAACTTGGACTTGCTCGAAGAAGCCCTTGACGAGTTCGGACAGAATAACATAAATGTTATTGAAAAGGGCGCAGAATGGGCAGACGTAACAATCCGTTGTTACTTATTAGGGATCGCAATTTCTGAAGTACTGGACGATCTTAAAGAAGATTTTGACGAAGCACACAAAGAAATGGAGGCTTAAACATGAAATATCATTATATAGCAATTTCAACACGCACAGACAATAAAAATTTTGCTTCTGTTCTTCGGGTCTCAAGCTCTGACAATTTATTATTTTCCTTGCAAATACCCGGCATTACTTCCGCGAATATTTGCAGCACAAAAAAAGAAGCGGAAAAAGTCGTTGAATTTTGGAATAAATGTTACAAAACAAATAAAACTTATGGAGGGCTTTAAAATGGTAACAATCAAGAAAGCCACGCAAGCACAGACAATCGCCGCCATAAAAAGCGGCGATTTCTCCACAGTTGATACAATCAACAGAAAAGCTGAAAAGGAAGCAATGGAAATCTTCACGGCTGTTGCTGTCGGCGTTATCAAATTAGTGTATTGGGATATGTCCCCAGTAAAGCGCCTGGACGGTAAAAAGTCTGTAATGCGGTACGCACTGCACAGATCAACAAAAAAAGAGGGCTGTTTACAACTCTCCTGTATGGAGCTTATCGGCGGCGAGATCATCCCCACAAGTGACAAACAATTTAAAATTAATGATGATTACGACCGCCGGGAATTTTTCCGCAGTCTTCCGGCTGTTACAAAAATGACTTTAAAATAATAAGGGCGCGTCTTTTTATATCCTGGCTCCCAGGGTGAAGGGAAGAAAGATAAAAGCATGAAAAATTCAACTTTTAAGGAAAATGTAAGAAAGCAACTTGAAGTAAATGAAAAAATACATGCTATGGGCTTAGATGTTTGGTATGATGGAAATTTTAAGCATGTACGCATATATAAAACATATAAAAACGAATATAACCAGGATAATATAAAATTTATTGGTTATATTGATGATGATTTCAACATTGTTATAAACGAATGATTTTTTCACCGCTTCCCGGTTTCCAGTCCGGCGGCACGTTCACGGCGTGCAAGCGGTTTTTGGCATTCTGCCAGATGCACCTTGCAAAGTTAATATAATAAGTCAATCAATTAACGCGCTATTTTATCCGTAAATCGTTTTTTTATGCTGTTAATGGTGATTTATGCCACGTTTGCATTATAAGCCGTTTATGAGCCTTTAAAACGCTTTATAGTGTGTTGCATGGTTTATTGACTGTCTGCGGCTATGGGTGTATAATAGCCTTGTATAGCTATGTTCGGCTATGCTTTATTTGCGTACCGTGTAAATTGGTGCATTTTGTCCGCTTATGTGCGTGACTTGTCCAGGCTTCCCGGTGATCTGTCGCAGCTGTCCGGGCTATATATCAATTATTGTTGTATGGCGCTGTATTTGCCATTTTAAGGCGTTTTATAATCGTAGTCAATAAAGTATAGGCTAAATACGTTACAAGCTATTTAAGGCTTATTTTGCAAGAGTATTATTGTATTTTAACGCCACGTTATATGTTACTTGTTGCTATGGCCTATTATCTGTGGGCGGTTGGTTCTGGTCTGCCAGGTCTACGGCTGGCTGTCGTCTTTGTTGATATTCAATCATTCCCGGAATCGTCACGGCTTCATCAGCTTGGCGCGGTATCGGCTCCCGGTGCTGCCCCTGGTTGATTTTGTGGCAATGGAAAACCGCAGTTGTTCAAAACTTCAATAGTGCAACTAACTTGTGGATGATTCCTAAATTCTAACATTATTTTGGCAACAAAAAATCAAGGAAATCCAGAAAAAAGTGGCAACCAGAAAAAATCTCGCATTTTCTAGCTGCCACTTAAATTTTAATTTTGCACAAATATTTCTATAGCGTAAAGTTTTAAATGATTCAAAATTCACAATTTATTTAATCCTTCTTTCTTCCGTGTTCCATATCTTCTGTGGGATGATTTCTCTAATCGTTCAGTCCGCTTCATTTGGGACTTGGAAAGTTTCTTCTTTCTCTGGTAATTATCAGTCGTTGTTCCCATTCACGCCCTCCTTATTAATCTTCTGATTCCTGGTTTCAAAGTTTATAATTTCTGTGTCTGTTTCCAGTTCTTCCGGGATTCTTCCAATAATGATAACTCGAAGCGGCTTCAATCTCCGTTCCATCTCCTTGAAACCAACGCAAAATTCCAACCGTGCTGCCCTACTCTTTACTCTTCCATTGGTACAACAGGCAACTGTGCTTCCCTCCGGCAGTCCATCAAAGCACCAGTCCCAACAGTATTCCGGTAATATGCTTACGTTCGGAATTACAGGAATATCGTTCAAGATCATGTAGTGAGCCAATGCATGATTGCGGTATTTATTCCACAGGCACATAGCTAACGGCATTCCATTCTTGCCAACCGATATGCTGAAATCTGGCATAATGACTGCGTGAAAACATTTTAAATGCTCCATATACTTGTCTGGCTGATTCCACAATCTTTGAAACTGTACATCGTCCACATAGAAATTTACATCCAGTTCCCGGTGGTTCTTAATCTTCCGGCTAAAGCTCTCCGCAAAGTCTACAGTATCTTTTCCAGGATGGATAAAAGTCTTTGGGATTTTCGGGATTTCGTACTTACCATCAAGGTCTGCATCCGTGATTAAAAATTCTTTCATTACGTCATAAGCTGTATGTATCATTGATTCCACTCCCATTTTTTTCTCTTATAGTGCTAAAAAATACTTATATTTGAAAAATACCATATCTTGTGTCTTAATGCAAGTTTTCCTACTAAATATCTTGTGTTGTTCTGGATGTAGAGTTAAAATCATATCGTCAGAACGGCGCAAGGGAAACCCCCATTTTTCAAGGCTTCCAGACCTCAATTGAAATGTCAGTGTTGCACATGTAACCGCCAACGGTTCAACGGTAATCTTCTCAAAAAGTTCATTGACAATCTGCCTGTTAATGTCCTGTGGAGTAACGCCTTTGAACTTTTCTAACTGCTCTTTAATAGCTTTTAACTGCGCATCTTCTGGCTCTTTGACTTTGACATTTTGAAGTTCTCGAATACGGTTCTCAGTCTGTTTTATTTGTTTCATATATTCTTTATTTCTTGAAACAAATTCATCATCAGATATTTTGCCATCCAAATTGTATTCCAGTATTTTTTCACGTTTCTGCTTTAATGTGTCAATCTGTTTTTCAAGTCGTGAGATTTCGCTTTTGTTGTCTGGAATGTTTTTTATCGTAGACTGTAAGATTTCAAAATATTCTTTCAAAATATTATCAATATTTTCAGAAGATTTATTAATCAAATCTGCAATTACTTCTTTCAGTTCTGATTCTGCCAGCCCGAACGAATTGCATGAAGCTGCTCCGTTTTTTATCTTATAACTGCATACCCATCGAACATCTTCTTTTCCTCGAATATAATGCTGCTTCATCCAGTATGGCGCTCCGTCATTTGCGCAGAAAAGTTTTCCAGTGAAAATATTTTCGCTTTTAAAAGAGGTTCTTCTTGATTTTATGGCTTCTCCACGTTCTCTTAAATATGCGTTTGCCTTTTCCCAGGTAGTTTCATCAATGATCTGCGGTACTCTGGAACCATCATCCTTAAACATTATCCATTCTGACTGCGGAAGAAATTCTTGTTTCTTTGTGAACATATCGACAACCTTTACTTTTCCTCCGCAATAGTATCCTTTGTATTTTGGATTCCGAATAATATTTTTTATGACATCTCTACTGATCTTACCGCCTTTGAAACTTCTATATCCCATATTCCAGAGTTTTTTTTCAATTCTTGGTGTAGACATTCCAGAAGCATAGTCTCGAAAGATCATTCGAACCATGTCCGCTTCTTCTGGAACCAGTTCGAGCTTTCCTTGATTGTTTGAGTATCCATACATTCTGTGCCCGAGAACAACACCATTTTTGATTGACTGTGCGTGTCCAAATTTTACTCTTGAAGAAAGCTTGCGGATTTCGTCCTGCGCTACCCCAGCCATAATAGTAAGTCGGAACTCACTATCATCATCAATAGTGTTAATTCCATCATTTTGGAACCACACGCATACGCCATAAGATAACAATTCCCTGGTATATTGGATGCTGTCAAGAGTATTTCGTGCAAATCTTGAAATTTCTTTCGTAATAATCATGTCAATTTTTCCGAGCTTTGCATCTCTGAGCATTCTTTGAAATTCTTCTCTTTTATCCGCATGTATTCCAGAAATACCATCATCAATGTAAGAACCAGCAAACTTCCATCTGTTGTTAGAATGTATCAGATCTTCAAAATGTTCCTCCTGGTGCTTAATGGATGCTTGCTGTTCAACTTTTTCAGTAGAAACCCTGGCATAATAAGCAACATTTAGTTCAATGTCGTAAATAGAGCAATTTCTTAATTTTTCTCTGACATAATAAATATTCATAGTGCATTTCTCCCTTAATAAACAGGGAGTGGAATCATATAAAGTATAACACCTCATATAAATCCACTCAATACATTGTCGTTACTTTCTAATGCTGATTTCAGCTTTAATTTTATCTCTTGTTTTCTCATCTATCAGACCAAGTGAGAACATTCTTTCGTTTATGGCATACAATATAGCTTTTTCCATTAATTGTCCCTCCATATAATTATCTCGTTTTAAGCGCTGTTTTTCTTTATCTTTTGTATGCCCTATAATTTCTACCATTATTCTCTTTTGAACGATTCTGCACTATTTTAAGTATACAATTATCACGTTTTACAACAAATCAAAGATGTTTACCTGTCCATCAATCAGAGATTTTTCCAGGTTGTAAAATTTACAGGCTATATAATCTGGGTTCCAATCAATTTCCAGTTCGTATTGTAAACACCGCGGATGCTTACCACCACGGAAGAATCTGCATTCCGAACAGGTATGCTGATAAGCTGTACCTCCAGATCGCTTATACATTTCGCTTATCTTCCTCATAGAATCACTCGCTTTACTCTTGACTTTCCTCTCGCTTTCTTCTTGAAGATACCATTTTTAACACAATCCCTCGGATCACATCCTCTGCTATGTTCTTCAATCAAGATATAATCACAGGTTGCATTTGTACTCCATGCATTTTCGCTCTTGCTGTAATAGTCGCATTTCGAGCATTGTCTCCGCTTTAAGACTATAATTTCAGTGCTTTTTAATTCTCTCCATGGTTTTCTATCTGGCAATTTTCAGCACCTCCCAATCTGGCAGTATCTATAATTTTTAAAAGGTCTGGACTTAGTTTTCTTCGTTCTTGTTCTCTTTGCACTTCTGCCCGATACGTCCTTTGAAAATTTGATTGAACTACACTCCACCATGTACCATCTACATTTTCAGATACCGCCCATTCTCTAAGTTGTGCCGGACTTGATACTGCTTTCTGAATGATTTTTGGAAGCTTATCAAACTCTGTTTCTGCGTTATATGTAGAGTTCTGAATAGCTTTGCATACCTTTTCCCAGGCTTCTGTTTCATTCAGCTCTTCCTTTTGCGGTGCAACGCTTTGTGCGCATTGCCTTAATGCGGCTATTGATGGCTCTTTCCATTCCGTCTGCATATATTTCTTTAATCCGAAACTTAAAAGCTTGTAATCCAGGTCTTTCAGTAATCCGTACCAAGTATCAAAAGCATATTGATCTGGCAGAAATGCTGGGGAAGTGTACACAGCTTTCATTGCCTTTACCAGTACCGCCCATTCTTCTCTTGTCATACCCAGTTATCCACCTCGCTTACCCTGTTTTGTATTTTCTCCATGTAACTTTGAGGCTTGTTACCGGATTTATCAAGATAGTTCCCTTCAAATACCTTCGCAAAGTTACCGGGCTTTAAGAACCAATCGAAAGTTATCATCCAACCTTCTTTGTTCTGGCCTTGTAAGAAGCTGCTATGGCGAATGTTTTCAATGGCTTCTAAGATATCGTCCATATGGTTCTGACGGATTCTGGCTTTCACTGCTTGTTCTCGTTTTGATGTCATTCTTTTTACAGGGTTAATACCAAATTCTTCCAGAGTATTCCATTCATCAATGATTCGTTGGACGTCAGTCTGACGAATAGTATCTTTAGATACTATTAAATCATTTATATCTTTTTCTTTATCTTTATCTAATTCTGTATCTAAATCTAATTCTAAATCTTTATCTAAACCTATATCTTTATCTGAGTGCGTCTTTCGTTCGTCTATTTTGCGTCTTTTCTGCGTCTGCCTGTTTGAACGCTCTATTAGTTTGGTATCATCAATAGAATTTCCATTTGTCAGTGAGTAACTTCCGTTATCTTTCAATAGCAGTTTCTTTTTTTCATCAGTGTATGAAGTTTCTATATATCTGTCTCTGGACAGGGTGTTGTGCATTCTCCAATGTTTAATAACGATCACGCCATCATCAAACAAGATAACAAATCTCTTGGCAATTAGAAGCTTCAAATCATCATCATTCGCTCCTATTATTTTTTCAATCCTCTTTGGGTTTCCAATAAATCCATCATCGTCCGCTCTCATGTTTAGATGAAAATAAAGACATTGTGTTGATAACGGCATATCAAGGAAAGCATCTGTATCAACAATTTTCATTGTGAACATTCTTTTATTTGCCAATTTTGAAATTCCTTTCTCCAATTCCTGGATTTTTCAAAAGTGTTTATCTCAATTCAACTTCAATTCCATTGATTTTCAGTTCTCCATTTACCGGAACCACAAGAGATGGAACGCCGTTTATTTCTTTCAATTCAATCAGAGAAATTTTATCCGGCTGAATGCAGATTGTTGCATCTGATGTTACAATTTTTGCAGTTTTTGAATTGTGGATATTGTCAAGTGCAGCAGGCTCATTACTGAAATACGTTTCCCAGTTTTCCTTGAAATCTGATAACTTCTCGCCTGGAACTCCGCAATATTCAAAAATCTGTTCCATTTCATCACATGATACAGTTATCATCTCCGGGCTGTCTTTCTTCTGTTCTCTTACTTCCTGCAAAGATTCAATTAGGCTTTCAGTGAAATTGAATGTTGTGTTTCCTTCGAAATTGTCCATGATAAAATCTGAAAAGACATTGATCTCATTTCCCGGTATACGTGGAATTGGTGTGCCAAGAACGTTTTCGATGAAGTCTGGATGAATATTCTTTATGTTTTTGTTGAAATACAAAGTTCCATGAATATCAGTACTTCTGTCATTGAATACAGGGAATAAGAATCCTGTTTCTGGTCTTGAGACTACCCAATCACGAATTCTGCCTTTGATGTTATTTTCAGCCACATCATAGCTAAGCCCAGCCTTTGAAAGATTTACTGGACAAATGCTGCACAGAATGTGTTCATAAATTTCTTCTGATGCATCGTGCATTTCGGCTCCATCAGAAGCTTTTACTGGAATATCATATACTGAATGAATGAGAACTATGTAGTAATTTTCGTGATAATCGTAATTTTCAATCACTTTGTCGTAGAACTCGTCCAAAAGCTCATCATCTTTAAGCTTACTTGCTCTGATCCGCATAAGAAATTCCTGTGTTCCACCCTCTTTTTCCTGTGCTAATGGAAAATCAAAGTTCATAAGGTTCTTTCCAAGTCTGCCAGACATGGTTTTCTTGAAAATGTCAAAATACTTAAACATTTCTTCTTCTGGAAGGGAAAGGAAAGCTTCTTTAATTTTGGTTTTCTTATTCTTTTCTGCATCCACGTAACAACCACAAATACGTGTAATGGAACAATTTGCTGGTGTAAATTGTTTCTTGATCTCTGCGATTTCTTTCTTATTCATGATTAATCCTCCAATTTTAATTTTTGTAAAATAAATCAAATTATATGAATTTTATGTGCTATTTCTTGATTACCTTCATGTTTTTATTCCAACTTCCAGAAATTGTTCCGTCTGGGTGAATTATAAATTCTCTGCAAACACTATTATCTTCCGTTTTCTCTATTTCGCTAAGCATTTTCATGTTTGAATAGCTAAAGGTAATTAAAATATCTTTGTATTTCCATATCTCATACACATAATAATCCTGAATTGTTTGTTCGATAAATTCAAAATGATTGTATGCGTATTCAAGTATTTTGTTATATAATTCTTCTTTTTCATCGTATTTAATTCCGCTTTTTTCACTTAGCTTCATAAGTTTTCTGAATGATAAATCATCTGCAAAAGAGTATGCATCAATCGTATTTAATACATCTTCGATTGTGTTTGCATCGCACAATACGCATTGCAATCTCATTTTGGTCTTTAACAATTTGCCTTTAATACGTTCCAGATCAGCCAAAGATGGCATACATGTTCCAAAAATTTCATTATTTTTCTTATCAGAAATAGCATGTCTGCTAATGTCTACAAAATCAAACAGTCCATCAATTTCTTTAATATGATTTTCTAAGTATTTCCCATTTGTATTAATCGTCAAAAATTTAATATCGTGTTTTCCTAAAACTTCACACAATTTAGTAAATTTTTCAAATAGCAGTGGCTCTCCACCTGTTACAGATACGGAATACAATATTCCTTCTTTTTCCATTTCTGAAAGCATTTCATCAACTTGCATTATAAAATACTCTGCATTCTCGCAACGTTCTGCGTTTTGTTCGACACAGAATGAACATTTGGCATTGCACTTATCTGTTATTTTCAAATGCAAGTGCCATAACCATTCATTCTTTTCTACTAAAATCCGATGACCAAATAATTTGACTTCCATCTTGCCATCATAATTTATTGGTAATCTTTCGACATTGCACTTGTGAATGTAATCTTTTATACTTTTATTTTGTACAAACATTAATATCACCAATCCTTTCTGCTTCTCTCGCCTGTTTCTTTTCAATCCACTTATTAATTTTATCATCGGAAATCATGTACATTTGCTTTAACATTTCGATGCAGATCAACACATCAGCAATTTCTTCTATCATGTTATCACGGTTGATTTTTCCACGCTTTGCCTTACTGATTGCCTGGATAAGCTCGGCACATTCTTCCATGCAGACGGTACTCTGTTTTTCTTCCCCATAATACAGAATGCTTCTCGCAATAGTGTACTTATCAATAATGTATCTCTCTTTTGTGCTGGATTTCTCTTCTTTTACCAATTCGAAATATTTATCTCTATATTCCAGGACAACTTCAAAATTGTATGAACCATATCCCGTATGGTAAAAGTTATCTCCAACCTTCTTATATTTTATTTGATAATATGGTTTCTCACCCATAACCTCAAAAACCAGATCCAATTCAGTTACTTTTTCTTTTTCAATTTTTGCTTCTCTTTCGCTTTCTATAGAAACATTTTCTAAATTATCCATTATTCCCCTCCACCTTAATAAATGCCATCCAATGTGTTTTCCCCTGTTTGCCAGATCTATTGCCGTACAAGGGTCGTGCCCCAATGGCTGCAATAACGTCCTTTACAGAAATCTGTGTCTCATTCCACTTAAAAATCAATGTGCCGTAAGGTTTAAGCACACGCATACACTCCGAAAAACCATCATGTAACACTTGTTTCCATGTATCTTTGTTGAGTTTTCCGTACTTCTTTACCATCCAGGCATTGTCTCCTCCTTGGATAAGATGTGGTGGGTCAAACACAACATGGCAAAATGTATTATCTTCAAACGGGAGGCATGTGAAGTTGCTATAATATCTGGATGGATGTTGCAATACCTTGTTACTTTTCCATCTCCGCTTGTCCATATTGCTTCGTCATCCAGTTCGCGTTTATCAACGAAAACAGCAAATTCATTATTTTTGTTGAACCAAATCATTCTTGAACCACATGTAGCGTCCAGAACAGGTTTATCCATTTTCCTTCATCTCCTATCCAAAAAGTTTTCCACAAATTACACATCTGTATATATGCCCTCTTCTGCGAGAGTGATATTTAATCCATTGATGACTGTGCATTCTTCATCTCCTCCAATTTCCTTGCAGTTTTTCTATAATCTCTATTTGCTGACCGGAACATCATCAGAAGAATTTCAGATACAGGTCTTGTTCTGTATCTCCTCACTGCTCTCTTGATGCATGAAAGCTCACTTCCGTCTGGTATGTAAACCCCTACAGAATACGGAATTTCCAGAGATATTTTTGCATATACATCTTGCGGCATAACTAAATAGTTGAAATCGCCAATGAAATTTAACCCGTGTCCAGATTTGAAATCTTCAACAGACGACTTAATTTCATAGCAGTAGCAATCCGCTTTTTCTATTCCAGAAACGCTATTATTTGCTGGAACAAATTTCATGTAGTCCACTCTGATTGCATGATCTGTATAGTAATCAAATGTAACTTCTCGTGCCCAATAAATACGTGGATCATTATGCGGATTAATTTTCTTTTCAACCATGGCTGATAATTTTGCCGTAATCTCAGGTCTTGTCATTTCCCAGCTCCTCCAACTTCTTCTCAGCTTCTTCGCTGGTAGTAAATACTTTTATCCCAATAACATCATCTGAGAAAAATACTTCTCCATAATCTTCTTGGATTGCCTTTATGTTATATAATTTGCTTATCATAGTAATCTGAGATACTTTCATCTTGATAATTGGGTTTCTTGCGCCCTTGTTAATTCGGAATAATATATCCCCAACCTTACACGGCAATCTCACAAGCAATCCCTGTTCTTCTAAGTCTTTGTATTTCTTCAACTCTTTCTGCATTATCGCTAATTTAGCAAGTTCCAATCCAGTAAATGCACCGTTTTCTTTGAGTTCCTTTAATTCTTTTAAAGTGCCAATATCTTTGTAAGACTTTAATTCTTCAAGCCACTCTGCGATTTGTTCATACTCCTTTACATATTGATTTCGTATATCTGCATTTAACTCATTTGCATCTTCTGAACCCATATCTGCATTCTCGATACTCCATTTATAACGATTTGCAACTATCTTTAACTGTTTAATACCATCATCAATTAGAAATCTCTCCATCTACTTCACCTCTTCCATCTGACTTTCTACAGTATCTGCAAGTAACTTCAAGGACTTAATAAACGAGTCCGTCAATGCTGTTTTGTATGGGCTTTTAGTGAATGTTCTGACAAGGCTTACTGCATCCTTGATTTTTTCTTCATCTTCGACGATTTCAGATGCTTCACACAATGTTTTTTCATTGTCTCTGTAAGTAACAACCTTGCTACTATAAAAATTCAATAAGTTTGGAAACGGAATTTCGATAGGGTTTAAATGGTCTTCTCTCGCCCATGTGAATCCCTGAAGCTTTGCCATTTTTATAACACTCAAATATTCTCCCTGTGTCTTTACGAACACGCTCTTCCCTGTTAAATCAATCATCAAAATTTCCTCCTGTAATCTCATCAATACACTGATTCCAGCCCTCCGCAAAGCCAGCATCAGACGTATTGGCTGGATAATCTCCATTGTCTTTTTCTGGCAAATCCATAAGCGGACACCAGTCTGGTCTTGATTTACTTTCACAATCATAATGTTCTTCTGTCATCAGAATTACATCATAATATAAACAGTCAGCTAATTCACAGCATCCCTCATATTCAAGATTTCCACAATATTCAGTTCCGAACGGGCAGCCATAACAATTTTCTGGCGTGTCAATCACTAATACTGATTTGCTCATTCAACTCCACCGCCTTTCACGATTTCGATTGCCCTGCTCAGTCCAGCATTGTATCCTTGATGCACATCAGATAAAATACATTCTGATTCAATGAATTTATCTCTTTCCAATTCGCTAATAGCCTTATCCACATCAAAAACTGTCGGTTGCTCATTGACACAATCAATAAACTCTTTCTGGTCGGAACTAATACTTGTTCCAATTTCCCAAATTTTGATGTATTTAATTAATTCGTCAGCATCAATCAGTCTACTCATTCAGTTTCACCGCCTTTTATAATTTCATCAATTATTGTATCTTCTTCTATGCAATATTTTTCAAATAAATAATTCTCTAATTGTTCCACAACCTTATCCACATCAAAAGCTGTCGGCTGCTCATCCACAATATGTATATATCTGTCTATAATCTTCTGTATTGGTTCTCCTAAGATATTTTGAAGCAGTATGTCTTTTTTTAGTTTATCTGCGTCGATTAACCGCATTTCTTAGTCCTCCTTATATGGTTCTGGAAGTGGTCGCCATGCCGTAACATCAATCCAATCATAATTGCTATCAAGATAATATCCGTCACAATCAATAAAGCTTGTATCTTGCCATGTTGTTTCTCCGTTAGTAACAAATATTTCTTGTCCGTCATCTGGCATTTTGCAGTCAAGCATATACTGTATATTTTTTAAGATGGATTCTTCTTCACGTTCTTTTTCTGATATCTGATGATATTTTACCGGAATCCAACCATTTTCTTTCTCATCCTGTTCCAGATCAGCAAGAAGCTGCTCAATCATATCTTGAATAACTTTGACATGTACCCCAGCGTATTTGTAGCAGTCCGAATATTTATCCTTGTACTGCTTTAATCTATCTTTGATATGACTCATCCTTCCACCTCCTCATAAGTTTCTCTGAATATATCTGGCTTACACGGATAAATTTCTCCATGAACACCACGGATGATATAATCACCAATATTCGCCAGATGTTCGCCCTCTAATGTCTTAATAACCAGACCGCCCGGAACCTTCCAATGGTCAATATAGAAATTCTTACCTTCTGCCGACATGTACTGGTCTGTACACTGATAGTCCGCCAGAAAATCGAACATTTCTCGCTTATTTTTACCAGTCCACTGAAGTGCATCAATTATAACTGGCTTCTTTCTGTACTTCATTCTTCCACCTCGCTAAATTTAATTTCGCTCATTATTTGCCCTCCTTCTTCAACATCGGAAACAGCCATCCTGTCTTTTCGTTCAATGCAATCCAATCAAAATTTAGCTCTGATAATTGATACTCTTTATTGCATCTTTCACAGGTGAATCCTTTCACTTTACTGTATTGGCCTATAATTCCACCGCATCCACATCTACAGTGTTTATAATCCATTACATCCTCACTTTCCCTATGTAAGCAACTGACACGCTATTGTGCAGTTAGTACGTGATTTTAATACTCAATAAAATCAGATAATTCCATCTGACCAACTACATTGTTATCTTGCATCCACCATAGATAGACTTCTTCACCACAACTCCACTTCACATCTTTTCCACGCCGCTTGCGTTCCTCAATCATTCTGTCAAAAGCACGTATATAGGCTTGCTTGTACTTTGGAAAATCATACATTTCCTTTTCCCTTTGCTTCTTTGATGCAAGCGGACAACCTAGACAGCCTAACCTGTTATATCCGCATTGGTACAGCTCACATACCTGAATATCTTTTTCACCAATGAACTGCCAGATATTTTGATCTGTCCAGTCAATAATTGGATTAACTACTGTCTTTGCTTTCATCTGGCAATTTTCAAATAATCTTCTAGTACAATCATTATCGGTTATAAGCATTTTCTCATCAGAAACGCCGATACTTTTGCTTGCTGTCTGTCCTAATACTTCAAATGGGCTTCTATTACTTCTCTTGCTACTTTCAGACCATCTAACGCCTGTTGCAATCATTCTGTTAGGATTCCCACCTTCTTTCAGTTCTGAACAGCAATACCGAACAATTCTGGTAGGTGGCATTAGTTTTCTTGGAATAAGATTCCACATTGTAAGACGGTTGCCGTTTTCCTGCACATGATAATCAATCTCGCATTTGATGCCTTTGTCCGTCAATTCAGAAAACGTATTCTTGATATGCCTTACTGTCTGCGGTGCATCAACAGTGGTATGTGAGTTATGTACTTCAAACGGGATTCCAGACATTCTGAATAGTTCAAGAAGCACATCTGAATCCTTTCCGCCGGAATACTCACATACAAGTGGTTTGTTATAATGTTTCAACGAGAGATCAGACGCAAGCCGGATTCTTTCAATTGCTTTTTGTTCTAAATCCATAATATTTACACTCCAAATCTTCTAACCAATTCTTTATTCAAATCTGGGATTCTTACATCTGTTTCAGATTCCAATTCCTCAATCATGCTCATAAAGCTTCTTTCGCCACGGTTCGCTTGTCCCACAAACTCATTTGCACAATTGATTACGTCTAAAAGCCTTTTGGTTGAAAATCCATGCAGTTTTCTTAATGCCAACATCATAGTTACGGAATTGATCGTATTCGCCCAGTCATCACCAGTATTGAATCCATCGTTATAGGCTTGATCTTGCATGATTTCCAACTCTTTACGTGAGTTCTGCATGGCTCTGGCGAATGCCTGTGACATTTGATTGTCACAAGCCAGCACCCTATTTTTCTTTGGTGCTTTCATCTTTAATTTGCTTCCCATATTTTTCCCTTTCGTATCTGTATTCCGTCAAACGGTATGCTCTCGATATTCCCGGATGTTCTGTGGCAATCAGAGAATCCATCTCCAATTGCCGCATATGTCTCTGGACGGTACACTTTGTAAGGTCTGTTCCATCCATGATTTCTTCGTAAGAAGGCATATATCCGTGTTTCTCAAAATACTTGACAAGAAAACTGTAAATATCGTTTCTGGCAGATTGTCCCTCATTATATTTTCTCTGACGGTAATTCATAGGCAAAACGGATCTTCTTCCGCAGTATTACTTTTTTCTGCACGCATTTTATTTAATCTTTCCGCAGCCTTCTCTTTCGCTTCATCGGAATATTTTCTTGGTGGATTGATTTTAATGTAGGAATACGGCAAGTGAGCGAAAATAGATCCATCATTATTTCTGGCAAGAATTTTTACATCGTCTGGAAATTCCTTTTCTAATTCCTCACATCTGTTCTTCCAGGTACTCCCATTCTTAGCAGTAAGTCCTACATAATCTCTTCCGGGAATCCACTCAATTACACATTCGTTTGTGTTTTCTGACACAAAACTCACCTCTATTCATTTTTTTATTTTTTATCTTTGGAATTTAGCCAGTAGAACTACTGGTGTGTTAGAATCAGTGATAATTTTCTTCGTTGAGTAAGTCGTTGAATTTTTCCAACGCCTTAATAGATACTTTGTTATTTGCTTTTTCTGGTCTGATTGATACATTTAAGTGAATATCAATGATGTGTTTT